GGCCTGGAATGACGTAGCTGCCGCCCTGAGGCGCCACGGTCACGAAGTTGATAGTAACATCACAAAAATTCAGGCCTTTGCCGGGCAAATGCAGGCCGCCACTGGTCGGTCCGATGAGTTCATCGGCAAGGCCGTCCAGAGCTTCATTGACTACGGCCAGTCTGTAGACGAGGCCATGAAGACCACCCAGGTCGCCCTCGATTTGGCGGCTGGCGGTGGGATGAATCTGGCGAGTGCTACTGACCTGCTGGCTAAGGCCGCGGTCGGGTACACGTCTACGCTGTCGAGATATGGTATCATCATAGATGAGAACATCCCTAAGTCTGAGAAGTTTGCGGCTGCTATTGCACAGATAAATGAGCGGTTCGGCGGGGCGGCAGCAGCACAGGCCGATAACGTCGCCACGAAGATATCACTGCTGACCGAACGATTTGGGGATCTCCAAGAGGAGATATTCACGCTGATATCCCCGGCGTTATTCTCGGGGCTGGAGAGCGCGATTGGCTTGGTGAACGGCCTGATCGGCATATTCACCGACGAATCGGTTGACCAGATTCGACAGGCCAACAAGGCATTCGAGGAGACCGCCGGGAACACTCTGCGCATGGCGGACCGCTATGACGAGCTGGCGTCAAAGGAGAAGTTGACCAGCAAGGAGCAGGAGGAACTAAACCGGCTGCTCGAAGAGCTGGCAAAACTACAGCCGGGTATCGTCGAGAGATGGGACGCGATGGGTAGGGCTATTGATATCTCCACCGATGCACTCAGGGATAACATCCGTGAACAGCGCACGATAAATCAACTGGCAGAACAAGACGCCTTAAAGAAACTTGGCGACGCATACAAGGACAACTTGAGTGCCATCCGGGATAACATCGAGACAATCAAGAAGTATAGGGAGGAATCATCGAGCGCCTTAACAGCTTTAAGTAATAAGAGTTTTGATTACCAAGGGGCCATTGAAAACCTGAGTGCCGAAATACAATCACTCAGGTACTCACAAAAGCAATACGTGTCGGAAGCGTCTGGGTATTTCCCGGAGTTGGCGGCCGACACCGACCAGTATGCCTTCGCGGTGAGAATGCTCGGGGAGGATCTCGCTCGCATCGTGTTACTGCAGCAGACCTTGGGTAAGACCAGTATTGACTTGGATAGCGGTGCTGGTTTTGGCAAATTCCTGTCCGGCTTGACCTCGATGGTCTCGACTACCAGGGAGACCACTAGTCAAGTGGCTTCGCTCTTTGACCAGCTCGCGGCGCATGTCGAATTCGACGAGATCAACGACGAGTACGAGGACGCCCTTGTCGGGATGCAGCGTTCAACCGAGGAGCGCAATGAGCGGTTCAATGAGCTGTGGGCCGAACATCAGAATGTGCGGCGCAGCATAGAGGAGGCCGCATTTCAGGCGTCCATTGCTGGCATGACGGATTATCATGCGACTGTCGCTACTCTCGAACACGACCGGGCGGCTGAGGAACGGGTTCTCCGCCAAGACCAGTATTTGGGCGAGGAAGAACTCCAGGCCGCCCTGTACGATCTCGATGTCATCTATGGTCAGAGGCGCCAAGAACTACTCAACCGGCAGATAGAACAGTTCCAGGCGCAATGGTATGAGCGTTGGTCTATCCTGACCGAGCAAGTCTCGACCTTCTCCCACAACCTAACTCAGGTACTTATCACGGACAGCAACAACCTCCGGGATATGATGCACGACACGTTCGAGCAGATCGGCCAGTCTATCGCTCACAACCTGGTCGACCGCGGGCTCAAGGCCATCTGGAAGTTCATTGCGGGACAGGCAGCGCAGCGGACTGCCACGATTTTATTGGGGGCAACCCAGAAAGCGCAGATGGTTGCCGAGACGGTGTCGACTACTACCCGACAGGCCCACACGAAAGCAACAGCGATGGCCACCGCCATTACGGCATCTTTGACGGCGGCGACGGGGGCACTCACTGCGGCCTCTGGAGTGGCTGTTGCTGCTATGGGGGTTGAGTCTATCGCCGTCAGGGCTCTCACGAAACATTACATTGCCCTGGCCTCGGCTAAGGCAGCCGCTACCCTCGGCATCTCTGCTGGGCCCTCCATTGCTGCCGCGGCTACCGTCAAGGCGTCGCTCACGGCCATGCTCACGGGATTTGACGACCCTATTAACGACTCGATCGCCTACCGGCACGGCCAGGACTACGCGAAGAACTTCATCAAGGGTGCGCAATCGAGATTCGGGGCCCCTCAGTTCGGTATGGAAGTACGGTCGGGATTGTCCCGGGTGCCGTCGTCCAGTCAGTCGGCGCCAGCCCAAGGCAATACCTATATCACTGTTAGGGTCGAGGGCAACGTCGTGGCTGATGATACTTGGGTGCAGGAATCTCTTGTCCCCGCGATTGAGAGAGCATCCGGCACGGGACACAGTAGGGTCGCCCTGAAAAACGACAACAGGACCGGGCGTTCAGCCCTGAGGTTGAGGTAATATATGGCGAGTACGGCTACACTATACACTACGGGGCTGATGGCCAAGGGAAGCGCCAGCGTATCGACGGGCGGATCCAGCAGCGGGCACGGCATTAACAACGCCTTTGACTTTAACCCCGACACCTACTGGGCGCCATCGAGCACGGACAACCAGATAATAGACGTTGATATGGGAGCGTCGGTCAGCCCCGACAATTTCGCCATCTGGGTCCACGACTACGACACCGATTACGAATCAGGCACACAGAGTATCGGCATCTATACTGACGACAACGACAACGGCAGTTATTCCGCCGTAACGGTCTGGGGTGGCTCCGCCGTACTATTTGACAACACGGTAGGGGACCCCATCTACTATCCGTTGTCCAGTCTGACCCTTGAAGCCGTAACGAAGCGATACTGGCGTATAGCGATCGCCAGCATGACCTCCATCGCCGAGATCTCGATGTTCCTATGGCTTAAAACTCGGTCGATCTCTATAGCAAATCAATGGCCGGAGGACGACACCGACGACTTCGAAACCGACACCGTAACAGCCGGGGGCGGGCGCCAGTACATACAACTGTTCAATAGGAACGCCACCGGCAGGATCACCCGCCGATATTTCTTTAATGGCGATACTGATAAGGACGCTCTGCGCAACGCTTTTCTGGACTCCAAGAAAAACGCCTATCCCTTGATACTGAAGGAGGGGGCGGTTAGCAAACTGGTGCGCTTCACGAACGATCCGTTCAATAAGCGACAGGTCCAGTATCAGCAGTACACTCCGACCGTGAGCTTTGATCGCATCCCGTATATCGAGGACGGGGAAACCTACTAATGCACTCAGCATCCGCAGCCTTTTCCGCTTTCCAGAATCGGACCGGCGATTCGTTGGCGACCATTGTGATGGTTACGGACGGGACCGATACGTGGTACTTCTCGGATCGGGATATGAACCTGGCGGAGGGACATGTCCACGCGGTTATGCGCGGCCACTCCGGCATCAACGAATCAATCGACATCTATTCGAAAAAGTGGACGGTGTCGAGCGTGTCGGTCACCCTGCACAACGTCAAGTTCAAGCAGAACAGTTCCGGGACTTGGGTCTCTCCGTCTGATATCCTGTCGGGCATTCGTTTCAATGATGCGGCGATTTATCTGCTTAAAGGTGAGATGGTGGGGAGTATCGACGACTGCCTGTTGCGCTTTTCCGGTAATGTGGTCGATGCGCCCGAGTCCTCTGAGCGCGAATTTAAGTTTACAATCGTCGATAAAGGCCGTCTCTATGCGGGGATCACCCTGCCGCAAAATGTTGTGTCGAGCGTCTACCCGAACGCCCCAGAGCCGGACGTCTCCAAGAAAATCCCGATAGTCTACGGGAAATTCACGAAGGAATACAAGTCGAACGACACCGGGTTGGCCGTGGCCGTCAAGTACAACAGTAAGGATCGGCCGTCTTATCTGGTGTCCGACCACGTTCTGCATTTGGCTACGGCGGCGTTCGTACAACACCCCTCCCTGCCGGAACAGACTAAACTCGAAAACCCGAGCCTCGTTGAGGACGACAGCGGCCGAGGCCGGATTACCTTGAAATACTATGGCGATTACTGGCAGACATACCATCGGGGTTTGACATATCTGTACCCCGAGAGCACCTTCTCGGGCAACTATGAAGTCGGCGGCTATCAGGACTATATCACGAACTTCTCGGCGGCGAGAGACAGGGGGACGGCAGACTATGCTTCTGTTTTTGATGCTACCGATGGCGGTACAGCCGGGACCGACTACCAGGAATGCTGGGCATATTTCACGTTTGGCGATTACGATTCCGGCGATTCCCAGGACAATAAGATAGGCTGGTTCACTTCCGACGCCACAGTCTCTGTTGTAACCGAGGCTGGGGCCAGTATTCACCAGGACGATTTTAACACACTCGACTTCCGTTTATACTTCAATCACTCAGGGACGGTTGATAGTTACGAGTCCCTCGGGTCCCTGCTTATCGGGGGCCGTCGTAGCTTCACCCTCGGTCTAGCGTCATCGCCTTATTGGGGCACGAATATCGTCTGGCACCCCCTTACCGGCCACGCCAGCGCAACATCCGACGAAGCGCTGCCAGCCATGTTTGCGATATACGGCAAAACGGAACAGAATAGCGCCCGCATCACGGGTTCCGGTGACGGGACTACAAACAATCAGGAACTTCTCAAGGTCTACGATCTGCGTTTACAGATCCGACACTACGTCAAGTCCGGTAGTTGGGAAAGCGCATGGTGTGCCTGTGAGGGGTATGAGTACGGCAGTTGGATCAACGGTCGGAGTAGCGGCTATTCTTCCGGTGATGTCATCGAGGATCCAGCCGGGATTGTCGAGGGGTTACTGCGCAATGAACTGTCGGTTGCTACTGCCAGCATCGACATGCCGACGTTCATATCAGCAGAAAACGCCAGTGTAACCGCCAGAATTAACCTGCACTCAGATAATGAAATGTCGGCGGCCGAGGCCATCCAGCAGATAGCCGAGCAATCGACGTTTGCGTTCCATTGGAGCGCTAGTGGTATGGCCAAACTGGTATCGCTCAATGACACGTCACCAACCACCGACAGGACTATCCCCTGGTGTCACATCAGAGAGCGCTCCATTAAGACAAGCCACACCGATAAGATCATCAACCACCTGACGATCAGCAGCCGATGGCAGGAGGAGTATCGAGAGTACCACGATATCGACATAGTCGAGGACGCCTCATCACAGGCTGCCCCGCCTACGGGCACGGGGGAGGTATTCAAATACGAGGCCGACTGGCCGAACATTGCCGGGACGTCTCGGGCTCATGTGGCTAGCCATTTGGTCAACACCACGAACGGCATCTGGTCGAAGGAGCACCTGCTGCTCGACCTGATCACGGTCGGGACGACCAACGCGGACCTAGAGATTGGTGATTGGATAGAATTGGATGCCACCTCCGTTGACCCACATTTCAAGGCCGATGGTGAGAGCTGGGCGGGGAAACAACTGTTGGTCTATTCCCTATCGCAGGGTATGGACTCCACACGAATCAAAGCAATCGAATTGTACTCATAGCAAAGCGGGGACACGAATGATCGAGACAACGATAAGGTTGGGCGATATCCTACAGATACTCGCCCTGATCTTGGCGGCTATCGCCTTCTACTATGGGGTTCTTGGTAGGCTCCAGCGGTTACTGGAAAACCATGCCGTCAGGCTGAAGCACATCGAGGAGCTTTTAGATAGACACGATCAGGACATTCGTGACCTATACAAAACAAAAACGGACAGGAATAACCCATGACATTGAACATCACCACCAAATTATTGTTGGGCATCGCATTCATCTTATGTGTCGTCAGTATCTTTGCGCACGGCTGCAAGGGTGTCAAGGCTGACCCCGCCGATGTGCAGATAACATTCGAATGGACGGCGCCCGGCGATGACGGCCTGCTCGGTCAGGCCAGCGTAACAACGATAAAATATGCCCTTACGGCTGATTCCCTGGCTGACCAGTGGGACAACTGCACTCAAGTAGGGGGAATCCCCGAGCCCCTACCGGCCGGCAGCCACGAAAGTCACGCAGTCACATTGTCACTATTCAGCGAGACCCCGTACTTTTTCGCCCTCAAGGTGGCGGACAATGTCGGCAACTGGTCGGTACTGTCGAACGTGGTCGAGGTTGAGATAGCCGACACCATCCCGCCCGCCGGAGTATCAGACCTGCAAGCGACCTTCTAAAGGACTTCTTTGGCCTCAGTAACCAAGACAGCAACAACTTCATCCGTCACCGCGTTTGAGGGGACTGGCTCCAACGGCTGGAGTAATCCCGACAACGCGAGAGTGTCGGACAATACGTATGCTTCTTCGCTTAACGTCGCAAGCGAGAAGTATTTCTGCATCTATACGTTCGGCTTTGACACGGACGATATCCCCGAAAGCCACAAGGTCGATGGTGTCAAGGTTGAGGTAGAATGCCAGGACACCGGCTTTTCCTTCAACAACGCCAACATCTACCTACGGTTCGGGGCCAGTGATTATTCGGCGTCGTCCAAAAGCCTGGTATTCCCGGCTTTCGAGAATTGGGTGGCACTCGGGAGCGCGACCGCCTTATTCGGGGAATCGTCTATTGGCGACGACGTGGTCAGATCGAGTAACTTCGGTGTTGCCATCAAGCGATCGGGGCGTCCCTCCGACACGACGTTCCGCATCGACTCGGTGCGGATCACGGTCTATCACTCGGAAGATGACCAGACTGTGCGGTTGGCCGGGGCCGTGTCTGGCGATAAAATCGGCCGTGCACGTCTGGCGCATATCCCCGATCCCGATAAGACCGTACTGTCGAGGCTCGCGCAGGGGCTGACCGCCGACAAGACCGTTCCCGGTCGGTTATCGAACACCCTTGCGTTCCTGTATTACGAGCCGGAGTGGTGGGACGTCTCCTATATGAAGCGACGGCCCATCTCATTCGGGACCGATCACGATGAGTTGCCGGTCGGATACACCGCGTCCGTAGCGTTCTTCACTGGATACGAGGAGCGGATCGCAACCGATGGCATTCTAAATGAGGCTATACAGCATTCAAGTAAGCCCCTCGTTAACTTTCAGGCTGCTGACGATAATTACTATACCGTTTACGCATGGACGGACACCGAGGGTAATATCTACGTCCGCAAGCAGACGAGGACTGGGGCTAGTGCCGGGTGTTGGGGATCTGCCGTAGATACCGGGCTCACGGGGTCGGGGACCGACACTCACTTCTATCCAAATATCGTATGTGCGGATGACGGTAAGCTGTGGATATTCTGGGGTGGCCACAACAACGATACGAAATACGCGGTATCATCTGCCGCTTACGATGAGACGGCGTGGGGAAGCGCCCAAACCCTCTCGGGGGTTCTAGCATATCCACGGCCACTGGTGGACAATAACGGTGATATTTTAGTCTTCTTGAGGGGGGCGTCCAGTACCGAAAAGATGGGGTTCTTCCGGTATGATGCGTCTGCATCGTCATGGGACCCCTTCAAATACATCGCCAACTATTCCGTCCATAAATACCTGACCGCACTAAACACTTCAATCTACTGTGGCGGTGTGGCCTATGACTCGTCCGGTGACAGAATACACGTTGTACTGTGCTGGTGGGATGGTTACGGGAATACCAATTACAATATAGGCAGGGCCGTCTCGCATATATACTCCGACGACTCGGGGTCTACTTGGTATGATCTGCAGCAGGGGAGCCTCGTCGGGAACGCATCAACGAGCAGTAGTTCCACGGAGGTTGTGACATATCTCGGCAACGCTACCGCCGGGACATCTGCCCCGACGAAGATATTCCTGTCGGGCGACGAGGACGACGACGGGACCTCGGAGGGATGGCCAGGTGGAACGGCTACAAGTGCCCCGTACTACTTCACAAACACCGAGGCGTGTGCTCTCGATTCCCGAGGGTATCCCTATTTCTTGGTTCAAGAGATCCAAGACTACAAAGAGGAGCCGTGCGAATTGTGGCTTGCGCGGTGGTCGGGTTCTGCTTGGGCTAAGACTAACCTGTCTGCGCTCAGTGGTGGTCAGAAACTGTTCACCCACAGAACGGGGGGGAATCTCTATGTAGACGACGGTGGTATCGTCTGGGTCTACGGCTTTGTCTATGATGCGTCTGCTGGTGATAGTCAATTCGCGGGCGAACGGTTTAGGTGGCGCGGGTTGGCCTATGGGACGTCATGGTCGGCGGAGTGGCAGACCAAAAACACGGCGTTCGGGCACGGCGCGATGGCCGTCCTCCCTGAAGTACCTTATGGCGGGGCCCGGGAAATAATCTACTGCCGAGACAACGACATCTTCTGGACGGATGACCGCTACTATCCATATGTCAGGCAGGACGGTGGAGACGTCCGCATCGTGCGCCAGCAAATGGACGCCTATGGTGAATACACAAATACCGAGCACGACAGACTCCCCGACCGCTTTCAGGCCGAGGATACTGCGATTTATTTCAAGCTACAAGCGACCGTTGCACAGGACTCCGAGCATCCCGGGACAGAGGACAGGTACTGGATATACTACAATAAATACAACGCAACGAACGCCCCAAATGACCCCGATAATGTCTACACATTCTTTGAAGACTTCGAGACGTACGTAGCAACCTCAGACATGGATGGACAGGGGGGGTGGTTTACTTCCGCGACGGCCAATACATATAGGCCCATCAACCACTACGATCTCAGCGAATGGGATCAGACTGGCGGCAGCAAAATTGTCGGCGGGGCGCAATGCTTACTGTGTTACTACCCGGATACCACCCCCCCATACTTCTTGGCTAAGGCAGTATCATGGTCTGATGTACGAGTGAGTTGGTGGATGGGCGTGCACATTAACCCAGATAACTTCAACTTCGTTGATCTCTATGAATCAGGGGGGGGGTGGGTCCGACTTGGTTCTATCGGAAACTACTGTTATTACGAAAGGTCGGGGGATGGTACACCTCAGTACAGTAGTAAGTTTGCGCTTCCTGGGCGATACCACCATTATGAGGCCGTGATATCTGGCAGTAGCGTCTCCCTATATGTGGACGGGGCGACGGTATTAGCATCGGACCCCGAGGTATCCTCCGTAGCAAGTATTAGGATAGGTACTACGGGAACCCTATCCCGAACGGTAGTAGACAAGATTGTCGTCACAAAGTACGTCGCTAACGCCCCCGCCCTCACTCTCGGTGACGAAGAGGGAGAGGATAATGTTGAGACGTATCGCGTAGCCCACGGCGTCAGTACCCACCACGCCAGGGAAATCCGACTTGCTCAGGATATGGATATGCAGCGGTCCGCCTCGGAGAGACTGGCCCACGGTTCTCCGCTATGGAAAGAAACCGTCAGGCGAATAGCCTCGTCCCTATCCCTTGAGCGCGAGGAGGCTACCCGTCTCGCCCACCTGATCGCCGGTGATAAGTTCGCGGTCAAGCGGCTGGCGCATGGGTTTGCTCTTGAAGCCGAAGAAAAGACGCTCATAGCCAACGCCATCGTTGCCGACAAGGTCCTGACTGAACGGGTGGCGCAGACCGTCATCCCCGACAAGACCACGCTCGAACGACTGGCCGCCGATCTCGACCTGGACAAAGAGACCGTCACGCGGTTGGCCCATATCTCCGTCATGGACAAAGAGGACGTGACGAGGCTCGCCCATGATCTCGACCTCCATTGGGAGAAGGTCATCAGGGTTGCCCACGCCCTCGTCTGTGAAAAGGAAGTAGTTGAGCGTCTGGCGCATACCGTTGACGCTACCCCAACCGGGTCGGTGCGTATCGCCAACCTATTGGCTCTCTGGGCTGAGACCACCGAACGACTCGCTCAGACGGTGGCCGGAGATAAGGTCACGACGGCCAGGCTGTCGCAGACCCTCGACGCCGACAAGGAGGCCACGGAGCGTCTGTCGTCGGCCCTGGTAGTCGACAAGGTCCTTTCTGAGCGCGTAGCTCACATGCTCACGCCGGACAAGGAGTACCTGTCCCGAGTAGCCAACGCCCTGCAGGTAGACAAAGAGACCGTCACCAGACTTGCCCATATAGCCGTATCCGACAAGACCGACCTTGAGCGATTGGCCAACGATCTTGACCTGCATTGGGAGACGGTGCTCAGGCTAGTCCACGGCATGGTCACAGACAAGGAAGTTACGGCGCGATTGGCTCACGACGCGCCGCTGTCGCCGGTCGAAATTACCCGCCTGGCCAATATCCTTGATCTCTGGAAGCAGACCACGGGCCGGTTGGCCCAAGCTGTGGTTGGCGATAAGGCCGATATTACTAGACTAGCTCAGGCTCTGACTACAGACAAAGAGCTGTCCGACCGGGTAGCTCATGCCGTCGTGACGGACCGTGTCCTCACGGACCGGGTCGCTAACCTGTTGACCCTTGATCGGATAAAAATAGAACGTCTAGCTAACGCCCTCGATCTCGACAAGGTAGACATCGCCTACCTGGCGAACCTGATCGTCTGCGATAAGGTCGACATCGAACGTCTGGCCAACACCCTTGATCTCAGGTACGAGGAAACGCTCAGGCTCGCCCACTCTCTGGCGGTCGACAAGGAGAAGACTACAAGACTAGCTCATACGGTCGACTTCTCGTCGCAGACGATTACCGAACGCCTGGCCAACATACTGGAACTCGACCGAGCTAAGACGAATCGGCTGGCGCAGACGATTACACCGGACAGGGAGATGGTCAGCCGGTTGGCCCACCTGCTCATATCCGACAAGATCCTGGTCGTCAGGCTCACCAATACGGCCGCTATGAGCGCCACGGCCACCGAACGGCTCGCCTCACACCTATCTACCGACAAGACAACTCTCGTGAGGCTCTGCCAGACTTTGGTGCCCGATGCTATCGAGGTCGAGAGAATCGCCAACGATCTGTCGATGGCGTACCAGGTGGCCATCCGCGTTTCGCATACGATGATACCCGACAGGGAGATTGCCTCACGAATGGCCAACGCTCTGGCTCTCGTGTATGGCTTCTCTAGTATTGTCGGGCTCCACTTTACCAACGAAAGCATGGCCAGCATTTCCATGACCGGGGAGGACATGGTAATGATGAGCATGAGCAACGATACCTTTGCCGCAATCTCGATGACCGGCGAAGATATGAAGTCTATCACCTTTGACGATGAAACCATGACGGGGATCTCGTTTACCAACGAGACCTTCAAGTCGGATGTCGAGCTGTCCGAAGTAGACGCCTCGTAATATCCGCAATCCCACACAGTACAATCCCCGATAGGAGGGTGCTTATATGTCCATCCCGAATAAAGCGACTGGATACGGGGGCACTTCAGCCCGGTACGTATTCAGCTTCTATACCGATCAAGCCTTGTCCTCGAAAATCAAATACGAGGCTTACGACAACGACCAAACGTTTCCCGCCACAGATACCGTGACGACCTCGGCCAACTACTCCCTGGCCGGTACGACCGCAAACTCCCATTATCCGATGGTCTGCCTGATCGACACCACGTCAGCGGCTCCGGCCAGTGCCGGGTGGAAACCCGCCACCCCGTCAGCCGGTGAGGCCAATCCCAACCGCCTGCGCGGCCAGACCTACTACGTGGAGCAGGACGGTTCGACGCTCGGCGCTGGTACGGCCGCGTATTTCAATATGATCGTGGAGGTGCCGTATGACCTCGAGACGACCGATGCGATGGGCTTTGACCTGACGGTACGGTACACGTATACCGGCACCGCCCCGACGCCCTACTTCCGGTTCAACGAGGGCAGCGACGCGACCCCGTCGTGGACCAACATCACGGTCGACACTCACGGCATCAAGCATTGCCGGTCCGGTTCGACGGCGTCCTATCTCTACGCCAATATCCCCGAATCCGGGACCGAGGACACCGCTGAGGGCTGGGTCACCACTTAACCTCTTGGAGGCAATCGCATGGCAACAACCAAACAGGCCTATGAACAAACCAGCTCATGGTATTCCGCCGTCCTGAAGGATCAGAGCGACACCGCTATTGGCGTGTCCTCTATCTCGACTTTGAACGTGACCCTATATGAGCCACATGGCGGCGCCACGATTAACGGCAGGGACGCCCAGGACGTCAAGAACTCCGGGGCCTGGGATAAGGGCGTGACGGTTACGGCCAACGGGACGGTAACATTTGCCCTTGAGGCCGATGACAATGCGATTGTCAATTCGGATAATGATGGCCGTCCGGAAGTCCACGTAATCGTATTCGCCGGGACTACTACTGGAACACCTTCTTACGCATTCAAGCATAGATATGAATACCAGGTAATCAACTTACCCAAAACCAGTTAACCGGAGGCTTATGTTTTACGTGACCTTCCAGGACGGCTCATCTATCGTTGAAAGCGAAAATGAGTGTCCTACGTGGGATGATGTTCCACGAGACAAGCGGATAATGCAGGTGGCTCTTACCGACGGGGTTTCCCTCGTCGGTTCCCTTTCGGGCTGTGACTTCTACGTTGTAGTCTACGAGGGGGAGATGCGCATGCAAAACCGCTCAAGCATACTCGATGGCGAGCAACGACGGGGCCCAAGCCGACAGATCGTGGCGCAACATCTGTACGGGTTGCGGGACCTAACCCAGAGCAAGCGGTTTGTTCGGAACGCGGCGTGGGCTCTACGGCGTGAACTGGCCGATGACGGGGAAAAGGTACAGGCCCATGTGGGCGAGAATTCGCTCTTGCTCAAGGGGCAGCGCCTGACTATTGCGGAACTACAACATCGGGCCGAGTCGATCATCAACAAGATCAACGGCCTCGAGGTGGAGGGGGTGTCCCTCATGCTTTCCCACTCCCATATGCCCCGCAAGGACTTCAATGAATCGCCAGAGGGGCTACGGGAAGGGGTATCATACCCCCCGACAGACGAATTCAAGGATCAGACAAAAGCCGAACTACTCCGCTGGTAAATTCCGAAAAAGACCTTTGTGTGATTTTTTTCAACTAGCGGTGTTTCTACTTTGCTACTGACAGCAAGGAGGACGTATGGCCTATACTCTGTCCGAATCATCCCTGACCGAGCTGGAGACCTGTGATCCGAGTCTCGTGCGCGTGGTTATGGAGGTCGCCCCGATTTTCAATATCAGGGTTATCCAGGGCCACCGTGGCCGCGATCTCCAAAACCAGCTATTCGAAAAGGGGCTTTCAAAAGTCAGGTGGCCAAACAGCAAGCATAATGTGAAGCCGTCTCTGGCTGCAGATATCGTGCCCTATCCCATAGACTGGAATGATCTGAAACGCTTCTACTATCTCGGTGGGCTGATGGCTGCCGTGGGGGTACGCAAGCGAACGCCTATCCGCTGGGGGGGGGACTGGAACCAGAACGGCATCTTTACCGATCAGACGTTCCATGACCTTTGCCATTTCGAACTATTTGAACCATAGGAGAAGACATGGAAACACTTGAACTACTGTTGCCGTTCGTAATGGGCGGTGCTATCTGGCCGATCGTGGCGGTGCTCAAGAAGTACGTCCCGGTCCGGCCGGAATTTCTCGCTCTGGTGTTCGCGTTCTTTGCGACCTGGGGCCTGACAACGTGGCTGGTCCCCGAGCCTACAGCATGGATCGATATCATTAAGATCGCGGTCGGGGCCGTTGGGACCGCTGCCGTACTGGTCGGCGGGACGAAGATCGCCACAAACAAAAACGATCACTCATCGAGGTAACCCATGAAGAAGCTACTACTCATCGTACTGCTGTTGCTGGTTTGGTCGGCTGTGCCGACGGCCATCAATGCTCAGTCGGTCCCGGGTGACGCCAAGCTGATCGGCGCCACGTTCGGCGTCACGCTCGACAAGGACAAATCACCCCAACTTACATACTCCCTTTCATACCAGGCTCCCGGTTTATACAAGTGGACCGGCGGTCTGTTTGAAAAGGCCGTCCTCGGGGCGGTCTATCAGCAGCAGGGGGTCTTCGACAAGGCCGAATTATACGCAGCCAGAATCGGCGGACTCCGCGGTCTCTATTGGAAAAAGGTCTACGTCGTCTATGGTGTCGGCGCCTGGTATATGGCGAACACTACCGGTAGTGACTACGTGAGGGCCGCGACTATGGTGCAGCTCGGGGTCAAGACCGGGGCGTTCGACTTCTATGTCGGGACAGACGCGGTCGATTATGGGACATCGCTAACATACTACACCTTCGGCGGTTTCCTGCTCGACCTATAATGCCAAGACCGTTGCACATCGTACAGGGGTATCTCAGACAATGGGATATCCCCTGTAAAATCCACCTCGGGGAATTTCTGCCAGACCCCGAACCGACCGTTTACCATCGCAAGGTCGGTGACTTTTCTCTGTACTGTTTGTTCCATTGGCGGGACTGGTCGACATGGCCCGCCATAATCAAGCCGCTGGATGAACACCCCTTTGATTTCGAGGGTGCTTTGATCGGTCCGAACTGGTCAGCCGCTGTGTTTCACCACGAGATCAAGTTCATTAACCAACAGGCGCAGACGATCCACGTCGAGCCAGCGGGGCACGGTATCGACTTCTATTCCCGCCCGGGTGTGTTTCTCTGGCTGCCGTTCGGTGATTACAAGCTGATCGAGATCACGAATGACATGGTCGACGTCTGGACGCGGGAGTTCCAACCGATATTCAACCGCAACGGCGTACACATGCCGTGGCAATGGTGCGACGGCCTAATGTGGCACAACCCCGACAAAGTGAGGCTGGAGTGTCACTAAAGTGGCCTGACGACTACATCAACAAGGTTATCTGCGGTGACTGCCTCGAAGTAATGAAGGGCATCCCCGACGGTTCTGTTGATCTCGTCGTGACCGACCCGCCGTATGGGGTGACCGCCTGTGACTGGGACCAACCAATAGACCTTGCTAATATGTGGAGACACGTTAAAAGGATTGGGGCTCCTAATTGCGCTTGTATTATTACGTCTATTCAGCCCTTTACCACGGATTTAATAAATAGTAACCGCGATTGGTTTGCTTATGAGTGGATATGGGAGAAAACTAAAGGGAGTGGACACATGGACGCCAATCGAAAACCAATGCGCATACATGAAAATATATGTGTGTTTACAAAGAAAGGGTATCCACGCTATCAGCCGCAGGGCCTAATCGAGGGAACGTATAAAACGGGTCGGGACGTTAATGTCGAGGGGAAAGTATATCATCAATATGGCAATCATGGTACAAGCAAATTCGGTAATTTCCCTAAAAGTATCATCAAAATCCCCAACCCGTCCGGCATCAATCATCCACATCCTACCCAGAAACCAGTTGCACTTATGGCCTACTTATTGAAAACACACGGCACCATTGGCGACATCATCCTCGACCCCTTTGCTGGTTCCGGCACGACCTGCGTAGCGGCCAAGCAACTTGGGCGCAAGTATATCGGTATTGAAATCGACCCCGACTATTGCAAGACAGCCGAGGACAGGTTGAGGCAAGGGGAATTGTTTTGATATGCAGACGCGCACTCAGAGCCTGATCGAGTCGACGACAAATATAATCATCGGGTATCTCGTCGCGGTCGCAAGTCAGATCGCAATCTTCCCTCTGTTCGACATCCATGTTGACGTTCACAGCAACCTGCTGATAGGGCTGTGGTTCACGGCTATAAGTCTAGCCCGCAGTTACCTGCTTCGGCGTTGGTTTACATCTAGAACACTTAGACATGAGGAGGCATCTTGAATCTAGCCGACCTGACCGAAGAAGAGCGTACCCTGATTGAGGGAATGAGGATACTGGCAAGGCTTGATCCGCGGTTTAAGTTCCTCGCCAGCAGTCGAGCATCTAGAGACCGCATTATGATTGACAGGGGCGCCCTGTATAACGGCAATGGATCAAGCGTCATCAAGCAACTCTATTACAAGAAAGATCAATCAGCGTTCCATAAGGCTTTTGACCCGATGAATCGTCTCGAAAATATCTGTTGCACAAAAGAGGCCGGACAGGGTCTGCCTGACGCCACACTTCTTGAGCTGCCACAGGACGCCGCCAACTATCTGGATATGTGGCTGTGCTGTCGAGAGGACTTCAAAGCTAACGGCGGGGGATAGTATGAACAAGATAACCGATCAGCAGGTACTTGACGCTGTGTCCGACCACAAGGGGAACAAATCTCAGGCTGCTCGGTCCCTCGGTATGAGCCGGTCTGCCCTGCGTGATCGGTTGACACGGCTTGAGGCCGGACACTCGACTACCGAAAGATTGGCCTACAAGTCCCGACAGGAACGGGACACCTGGTACATCGAGATAAACGGTGACGAGCGTATCCGTAATGCCGACGACGCCATAGCGAAGGCCGGAGTCGATCCCGCGATATGGGAGATCGAGCGGGTACTGGTGAACGGCTGGGACACAACGATGAAAATGAGGATCGGCGACGAGGACAAAGTCACCGTCAACCAGAACCAGCAGATCAAGGTCTGGTTGCGCCGGAAGGTCCCCCTGATCGCCGAGAAAGCCGCCGAGGCGCTTATCAAGCGCATGAACCTGCACTCACCCAAGTATCCGAAACTCCCCAAGTTCAAAAAGATCAAAGACCCGCACTTACTCGAGGTCTCGGTATTCGACCACCATTTCGGGAAGCTGGCGTGGGGTGAGGAAACCGGCACGAATTACGATCTCGATATAGCCGAACGCATATTTAAGGAGGCCGTCGAGGATCTGCTTGCTAAAGCCAAATCGTTCCCGGTCGAGCGTATCCTGTTCCCCGTGGGGCAGGACTTTTTCCACGTAGACAACCCAGCGAACACCACAATCAACGGGACAGTCCAGGACGTCGACGGCCGCTATCAGAAGATGTTCCAAACAGGCGCGCTGGCCTGCATCAAAATGATTGATCGGATGAGCCAGATCGCCCCGGTCGACATCCTGAGCGTCCCCGGGAACCATGACCGAACGATGGCGTGGTATTTGGCCGCGTACCTGAAAGCATGGTATCGCCTTTGCGATCGGGTGTCTGTTGACCTGTCTCCGAAGCTCCGTAAATACTACCCCTATGGGGCGACCCTGATCGGGCTGACCCACGGCGACGAGGAAAAGCATCGGGATCTCCCTATTATCATGGCCGGGGAAGTCCCGCAGTTGTGGGCCGAGAGTCTGTACCGTGAGATTCATACCGGGCACTGGCACAAGAAGAAGGAGACCTGGTATAATTCCTGTGATACGCACGGAGGGGTGCCCGTGAGGGTCTTGCCCAGCCTGTCCGGGACCGACTTCTACCATTACCGAAAAGGCTACGTAAATAACCGGCAGGCGGCAGAGGCCTATCTCTATTCGTTCAGGGACGGCTATGCCGGTCACCTCTCATCGAGGGCTCCGGTCTATGGCGAATAAAGAAAAGCCCAAGAAGCCGCGGCGCCGTCTTCAGACGCTGGCCGAGGGTTTCGGCAAATTCACCCTGAAACGTCTAGCCCTCGGCGACGGCAAGTCAAAGCTGCTCATCGAGTTCGAAATCGAGGACGCTAAGGGCAAGACGAACAACTAAACGCCAGCCACCAGGTAAACTATCAGGCTGACCGCCGTAGCCACGCCCACCACTATCAGGGTCGTATTGGTGCTCTCGCGGGTGGCCTCCGCAATCTCCTCGCCCCAATTATTCACCGGCGTTATCACCATTGTCGAATCCACGACCGTAGTGGAATCGTTCACGACGGTCTTATGGACCGTCCAGATGGTATCCTGCGTCCGCTGCTGAGTATCTCCGCCCGACATCTCCAACGCCAGGTTCACCGGCGCCACAAACCGAGAGGGCTGCAAATCTACCGGCCCCCCGGCAACACTCCCCACCATTAATAGTATCAGAACTGCGATACAAGCCGACCGTTTCATACTGTCCCCGCTTGTTTAAGGTTTCGGCGGACTGCTACGCCCGCCCCATATCTACATACTTCATTATCGAAAACCTGTCGTGGCTTTCCTTTACCGCCTTAACGTCGTGGCAGATATACCGTTGCGTAGTCCGAATATCCTGATGACCGAGTACCCGCCTAAGCATCTCTATGTCCATGCCGTTTTCGTGTAGGGCGGTCGCACCGGATCGCCTGAGCATATGAGGATAGACCTTGAGCCCGACCTTCTTACCGGCCGCGACGACGATCTTCCTGATCCGGTCCTCGCTCATGGGATCTCCGTTCTTGTAGCAGATAAGCCGATCCCCGGCCCGTTTGTCCCTGTATTTCAGCCGCCAATGGTGTATCGCCTCGGCCGTCCGGGGTGAAATCGGGACCAGCCGCTCCCTCCTGGACTTGCCCCTGACGACGAGCAGGCGGTCCAATATCCGGCAATCGTCCACGGTCAAATTGATTATCTCGCCAACCCGCAAACAGGCGTCCAACATTAATAGGGACGCCAAGTGGTCCCGGTATCCAGTGAACCGACGCCGGTTGAACTGTTGTAGGAACGTGCCTATCTGGATGGGCTTCAACACCGGCATGATCCGCTGCTCTACCGACATCAGGTGGACTCTCTCCATCGGGTTGTGATCTATCAGGTCTTCCGAGGCGAGGTAGTTGTAGAAGACTCGGAACACGCGGATTCTACCGTTGACGGTTTCCGGCGATACGTGACCAATGATGGACACCAAATAGCTTTGAATGTGAGATTGTTGGATTACCCCGAGATGGATTCCCGAGAGCAGACAGAACCGCATCAGGTAACGTAGCCTATCGGCGTAACACTTCAAGGTCCGCCGTCTTAACCCCTTGAGTTGACAGTGCAGATAAAACGATTCCAGCAATTCCCGATCTGAATATCCCGTTGTATAATTCCCCCGAGGCTTCTCCACGATGCTTCTGGTGCTCTCAGTATAGGAAGAGCTCCCGGTCTGCGCAAGGGAAAAGAGGACCCGCCAAGAGGTATTTACGGTGTTCTTTGTCCGGTTAAGGTCGCCGACGTACTGGGGGTCCATGATGGGCCTCCACGTTAATTCAGCCGTCCTTGGCGGGGGATACTGTAATTATATACGAAAAAAACTTTCTGTCAATAGTTCTTTTGTTACATTGACTTACGGAAATTTTGGTTCTTGGGCCGGAAAAAACTCAACTTTTTGCTTGACAGGGATTAAACTTTTGGTTACTTTGTCCGATAAGATGGATAATGAAGCAAAAAACCCACAACAGCAAGGCGGTGACCGTATGGCCTCATCCCTGGAGTTCTCAGGGAAGAAGCTGGACGACCTCATTAAACAGAGAGGTTGGACAGTGCCCCGGTTCGCCCAACTCCTTGCAATGGCTTCGCCTCAGTACAAGGCCACAACGGTGTCTATATACCGTTGGATTCGTGGTGACAGGACGCCGGAAATGAACTACCTCCCGGCCCTGAAACTGGTACTTGGGTTGAAAGACCCCGTGGCGGAGCTTTTCGAGGAGCGGCAGGTGAACTGATGTCAGCCGCCCTTGACAACACCCCGTCGACTCCGCGTATTTGCGGAAGTCCTTGCACGTCAAGGGTTGGACGGGCCACCGTAGCTCAGTTGGTAGAGCAGCTGATTCGTAATCAGAGTCCCTGCTCCCCCCGCTCCTCGACGACACCACAACCACTTAGTCTGACGCCCCACGTCCTCACCGAGGGCAATCACAAGGCCCATCAGTTATCCCTAGAACTCACAAATCCAAACCAATCGGTCACATTTCGTCGGTGTCGAAAGTGCGGTAATGTCAAGCCGTTAGCAGCATTCTATCGAGACAAAAACAGTATTGGGGGGCACCGCTGGAACTGCAAAGAGTGTCATCGCCGACAGATGGTGGGCTATTATCGCGAGTACGCGGAGCGGCATCGAGCCGCCGTCTCTTCGTGGGCCGAAAGAAATCCAGAGCGGAAACAGGCGGTCAACGATGCATATCGGCGAAGGCATCCAGATAGACAAGCGGCCCGGCGGCAGCTGCAGCGGGCCATCCGCGCTGGCCGCATATCCCGTGGTCCCTGTGCTGTCTGTGGCACGACGGTCGACATCCACGGGCACCACGAAGACTATAGTAAGCCCCTAGACGTGATATGGCTCTGCGGTAGACATCATCGGGAGTATCACGCGGGACAAATCCAGATAGAACACAGGGAGGCGTCGTGACCTCCCTAACATTAAATAAGGGCGAGTGGCGGAATATAGACGCAAGTTCTGGGATCAGACTGTTGATGGCGCGGGAGCGATACCAGCTAAGTAATGTCTTATGCCTTCGGGTACTGGGTCGTAATAACAGGAATTGCATCGTGGATGCAGCCATGCCGTGCCGTGCCAGGGTGGAAGTCCCTGGCCTCGCCCTGCAAAATATCTACTACGTTACTTCCTTCACTCCATTGTTTGCGGTACTCGTACCTCGGCGCGGTAGTTTCCACCCGCGTCGGGGTCAAGATTACGGGGCGGCACATCGACAACCCCAACATGAAAGGCGGGTGGTCGCTGAGTCATGTCACGCCGCCCCATTAAAATCAAGGGGCTTGGTCATTAGTCGGCATCTTTTACGACCGATGCGCGGCGACGGGGTGATCCCGGTCGAATATCACCCCACCAAGCCCCATAGGCTTTCATTCCAAAACCCCGCGTCCCGGTCATCTATTACCTGTGTTACCCTACCCAACCCCCACGGCCGGGACGCATTGAAATTTAGCGACTATTCGATATGGGGAGATTTGCGGTGAAGTATTACAAGGTGCTCAACGAATACGGTGGAGCGTGTCACGGCGGGTCGGGCAAGTGGTTACTACCGGACGGTGACACGCCCGGCGGGTGGATGCCGCGTATCAAACAAGTTATCCCCTGTAAACGCGGTTATCACCTGTGTCGCAGGGGCGATCTTGTGGTGTGGTTGGGGCCAACGATTTATCTGGCTGAAGGCCGAGGCGAGAAGGTAGTAGGTGACGATAAGGTGGTTTTTGCGGAAGCGCGGCTCATTCGCAAATTCAACACATGGGACGATAGAACGAAACGACTATTTGCTGCCGATTGTGCTTTTCATGTTCTCCATTTCTATGAAGAGCGCCACCCCAAAGATGACCGCCCCCGCAAAGCCATTGAGGCGGTCCGGCAATTCGCCAATGGACTAATTAGCCGCCAACAACTGTCCGCCGCTAGGGCCGCCGCTAGGGTCGCCGCTTGGGACGCTGAGGGCGCCGCTAGGGCCGCCGAGCGTGAATGGCAAACGCGGAGGTTATTTGAATACCTGAACGGTAAAACGAAATTTAGCGATGCCTTGATATAAGGAGGAGAGATCATGAAGAACCGCAAGGTCTACGGTGGACGTGATGGAACCCTTTGGGTTGAAGTGATTCAACGAGACAGCTTTATCCCCGTAAACACCTCGGACCCGAAAGACTTCACGCCACAATCAATCTGCGGCCTACTTAAACAATGCCGCAGACATGTTACCACCAACACAAGGGGGGAGCGAGTCACCCGTGGCAAATTACGCTGCGCCGGCCGCCTCCTCCGAATACAACGAGCCGATCTCGTTTGTGTTTTATAGGGAAAACCAGGGAGGAGAGATCATGGGAGAATCAAAACACATGGCAGATGAGGGGCTGGGAGTTCTTGTTTGGGACAATGTTGGCGGTAACTTTATGGGACTTCACTATGAAAGTGGTGGCTATTACGCTAAACAACCGGGGTACGCAATTGTCGGGGAGGGGTTAGCCCTCCGCGCCCCCGCACTTCTTGCCGAGCGCGACCGCCTCAAGGAGTACGTCGAAGAACAGCGCCAAACGCTGATCGCTGTTGTCGGGGCGAAGGAACAACTCCACGAAGAGAACGACCGCCTCAAGGAGTTGGTGGGGGAGATGGTGGAGGAACTTGGACATGCGCGGAACTACGTCCAAGAGGTCTCTAACGCCAGCCTTCATTCCGAGTACGATTATGCGGACTATGACCTACTCGATCAGATCGAGACAGTTATCGCCAAAGCGAAGGAGGCGATATCATGAACTCAGTCGAATCAATGCTGTGGGGTGTCGTCCTGGGGTGCCTCCTCGGCGGTTTCCTCGGATGCTACATCACTCGCCGCCTGATCGACTCCAGATGGCGACGCCTCACGGCGAAAATCTCATCACGTCACCAGCTCGACATCAATTCTCTCCTGGCCCGGGAGTCCGAATGTTCCCGGGCCTGTCGGGGCATGAAGCACCCCGTAGAGACCGTCAAGGGTCTCAAGGCTACGGCACTGGTGGTCCACAAACTGTACGGCGTAGGCGCTGAGGAAATTCAGGACATGGAGGTAAGGGTATGAGCTTCGAGAAGTATCACGCATTAAGGTCGGGTCGCAACGCAACCTCGTCAGGTTACTATGTCGGGATCTGGAAATCTGGGTTGATTGTCATTGGGGCGGCCGCCGCCCAAAAGGTGGGGCTTACTGAGGGTAGTTCTTGCCAATTATGGTACGATGCCGACGCTGACACCATCGCAATACAGCCCTGCAAATCGCATCAACGTGGCATGATGAGGGCTTGTAAGCACAAGACCCTGAAGGACACATCTGCGGTCGTGATATCCGGGGTCGGTATAATAAACCGATTCCGACTCCACCACTTCAAGCGTACACAGTTTCCCTTTTCTCTAAATTCTGACGGGTGGATGATACTTGACCCTAAAGCGGAGGGAGTGATCAAGCGATGAGCAAGAACGTCCATGAAATAATCTATCGGGGTCTAGCTGGTACGGTGCGACGCGAAATAGACTGGTACGACCCCGAGAACGCCCTCCGTCTGGCCCGCATCAAGCGGCAGCAGGAAGAAGCGATGGCTGAGGATGCGCTGTTCGATGAGCAACGCGACTTCGAAGCGGAGAGCGAAATCATGCACAGAGCGAATGAGAGGTGATGTTATGGCCTTCAAAAAAGCAGAGAAAAAAGGGATTCGGGGGCGGATAGCCATCTGCGGCCCGAGCGGATCAGGAAAGACTATGTGGTCCCTTATACTGGCGTCGATATTCGCTGGCCAGTACAAGACGAAGATAGCGTTCGTCGATACAGAACAAGGCTCGGCCGTAAAGTACGCCGACCTGTTCGAGTTCGACGTCCAGGAGCTGTTCGACGACTTCGGCCCCCAGCGGTACGTGGCCGCCATGAAAGAGGCCGCGGACGCAGGCTACGGTGTTATCACCCTGGATTCCATCACTCACGCGTGGGCTGGCACGGGAGGGCTTCTCGATCAGAACTACGAGACGGCCAAGAAGATGCGCAACGCCAATTCCTACGCCGCGTGGCGTGAGACGACGCCAAAGCACAATGAGTTCATCGAGGCGATGCTAGCCTACCCTGGCCATCTGATCGCCACGATGCGGACGAAGACCGAGTATGTGCAGTCCGAGGACGATCGCGGGAAGAAGCAGATCCAGAAGGTCGGGATGGCGCCGATACAGCGCGACGGTATGGAGTACGAGTTTGATATGGTCTTTGACGTCAACATGGAGCACGAACTGATCGTCGGTAAAACCCGCTGCAAGACGATCGCCGACAAGGTTTACAAGCCCACTGACGCCGATGCTAAAAAACTCGCCAAGGCTATTATCACTTGGTTGGGCGACCAGGCCACGGTGGTTGACCGTGGGATGCCACAGCCCGAACGCGAGACCATCCTCCAGCGCATTGACACCGGCCTGCAGAAGTTGTTCGCCGACCCCGCCGAGGCCGCGGTCTACTGCGAGAACAAGATCGGCAAGCTCGACCCCAATAAGATGACAGACGACGAGCTGGCCGCGTTGTTCGAGTGCATCAAGGCCGACTACAAGGCCAAGCAGAAGGAGGCCTCCGATGCTGCATAGTGAAGAATATCGAGATCTGGAAGAAGAGGTTTTGATTTCCGAGGACGGACTACCGATTGACCCCGAGACCGGGGAGATCATCGCCGATCCCCTGCAGGTACAGGTGCAGGACCTGCCGGACGTAGCTCGCCGGATCAGGGCGCTCCAACGTCGAGTTGATATAATCCGAGAATTCGAACGCCAGGAAATCGAACGTATCGCCGGGGCCTGTTCGAAGAAGGTGTTGGCGATGGAGGCCCAGGTCGACTGGTTTATCTCTCGGGCCGAGCAGTTACTGGCCGAGACCGGCAAGGATGAAATCGACTATCCAGGGTTGGGTAAGTTCCGGTTTGGCATGACCAGGGAATCTGTAGTGACCGAGGTTTGGGACAATATGTCAGATGAAGATAAGCGTCGGGTCCATGTCAACAACACGATGATCTTTCACGACCCGGCACGTAAGGACGTGCTTGAGCGCATCAGCCCCGACAAGCGGGAGATAGCGCGGCGACTGAAGAACGGTACGCTCCATCCGGACGTGTTCAGGTTATCCGAGAAGGAGCGCGTGTTTCAATTCAAGCCGGAGAAATGAGGGGGGATGCGCCAGCTGGCGTTGTCCTCGCAACCCTCCCGGTCGTAACGGGCCGGGAGGACACTAACACTCTAGCGGGAGGAGATGGTGATGAGCAGTGATTCAAAGTACGGGGGTGACGCTATGACCAAGCTAGACGAAGCGGTGGAGCGACTAGTGGAACAATCGGTGAAGGACTTTCTTGATGATATCTGGGGCGATCCAGCGTGTGGTGATACGTTCTGGAAAAGCCCGGAGGACCGCAATAGTGGCAAAGATTTGGTGGCTCTAAGACAAATAGGTATATACGTCACGGCCACTCTCCGCGACTTCGCCTCCGAGGTGGTCGCGGCCACGAAGCCGCAGGGGGGAGAGGTGGAGGTGTTGAAAAAGAATCTTCAAGGTTCAGCGGCAACGATTCGAGACCAAATGGATGAAGTCACCGCCCTGACCGCCCGCTGCAAGAGGCTGGAAGACGCGCTGAGGCAGATGGGGGATTGCGACCTCGACTCATTGGAAGTCTTCATGGAAGAAGACGAGCAGGTGAATAGACTGTGGGATGCTGTCGTGAATGCTCGTGAAGTTCTACGCGCCCAGGCCGCGCTGGAAGACAAGGAGGTGGGGGGATGAGTCGTGCGGTATTTAATCTTGAGGTGGCCGACCAAATCAACGAAAGGATTATTGCTGAAATGGCACGAAAGCGCCTGACGATTCAACCCGTCACATTCAAAGAAGCGTGTGCCTTTATCGAGGAACACCATCGACACCATATCCCAAGTGTCGGCCATCGGTTTTCTATCGCCGTAAACGACGGCAACCCGGATGGTGCTAAAGTTGTCGGCGTAGCGGTCGTTGGTCGGCCCGTCGCTCGGCATCTTGACGATAGTTGGACCCTTGAAGTTACCCGTTGCTGCACTGACGGAACCCCCCATGCTTGTTCAAAATTGTATGCGGCGGCCTGGAGGGCGGCAAGAGCAATGGGGTACAAACGCCTTATCACATACACGCTCAAAGAAGAACCGGGGACATCTCTTAGGGCAGCTGGATGGAAAATGCTATACGAGACTAAGGGCGGTAGTTGGTCCTGCCAAAGCAGGCCCCGCATCGACAAGCACCCAACGGGACAAAAATGTTTATGGGAAGCGGGAGACAAGGAGGTGGAGTGATGAGAGTAAGATTGATATGGAGAAATGGGACACCAGACGCTGAGGGGCAGTTTGTGGGATGGGAATACCGCACCGATATTGTTGAACTCCCCGACGATTCTGAGCCCGCTAAGTATGCCGCCAAGCATTACGGGCAACTCCCCGAAATTATCGGATGTGAGCAGATCAAGGAGGCCCCGGATGCCTGAGACGCGAAAAGTCGGTGAGTACATGGTGGCGGTGAAGGAGTATGGGCATGAGAACTCTTGGCACATTTATGATGGGGATAATATGTGTCTCGGTTTCGTGCAGTTTATGGCGGGCTATGAATTTCATAGTTATGGATGCCTAACGGCCCAACAGCTCCGTACCATCGCCGCCTTCCTAGACGAACTCAATGCCAAGCACAAGGACGCGGAGAAGGAGGAGGGATGAGACAAGTTATTGTTTTAAAAAAAAGTAACGTATGGTATGCAAAATCTCCGGAATATAATGGTTGGGACGACAGATATCAGATTAACGGTGCCCCGGTTGAAAAATGTATAGATGGGCGTTGGTGTCAGCTTTCACAACAACCCCAAAAGATAGAAGTCCTAGTAACGCCGCCAAGTAGAATTGTCGCCTATAAGCTAAGAGACGACTGCCGTGAAGTCGCCCCTAACGCTGCCGCTGAAGTAGCCCCGGAATTTTTTGCGCTACACGACGATTACGAGACACGTGACAACGAGCATTTGTACCGCCTTTACGAAGAAGTACGCGAAACGCCAGAGTCATATCTTGATCTGTGCGAATGGGACATAGTGCTCGCCGACCTTGACTGCGAACCGGTGACGATGACTCTGCCAGTCAAGGTGGATGTGCCGAAAGTATTCACCGAATATCTGGAGACTCACCACAAATACCCATGCACACTAAGTTCTGATGCTTTGTTTGATTTGCTATGGGACAGGGTGCACGCCAAAATCGGTGCTTCTGACAATTTCCAAATGGACGCTTACAAGAATATCCGCGCTTTAACAGTCAAGCGTTTAATTAAATTTGCCACCCCACAGAAGGCAAGCCGTAATGTGGCTCGTTTTGGTGCCAGAAAGCCGAAGTGGCAGAAGTATTTGAAACACTACGACGCCAAGACGCTATTCACCATTCACGGAGCGTCTTACAAATCATCGGGGCCCTATACCCCGACACTCAGGGCCAACAACTATGCGGAGATGGAAAAGCAGGTGGACGAATACTGTCAGGGTTTCTTGGATCAGCTTGAGGACGTAGCTATAAGCGAATGCCCACATTGTCAGGGATACGGTTTTGTGGAGGCCGCCAAGTGACCCCGACACAGAAACGCATGGACGCCGGGATGACTTGGCCTGAGCACATCAACGAAATCTGCATTGGTGACTGCAGGGCCGTTCTGCGCGAGATTCCCGACGGCGTTGTCCAGACCTGCATCACCAGCCCGCCGTATTGGGGCTTGAGAGACTATGGGACGGCAACTTGGCAGGGCGGCGATCCAAACTGTAACCATAGGGTGGGTCGATTTGAAACTGAGACGCCCGTGAGTAATAAGCAGAAATCTAATAGTGGAAGCGCGGGGCACCAAGCAAAAGATATTTGTCCCAAATGCGGGGCGGTCAGACAAGACCTCCAGCTCGGACTTGAGCAAACACCCGACGAATACGTTGCGAACATGGTCGAGGTGTTCAGCGAGGTCAAGCGGGTGCTGAGAGACGACGGGACGTTGTGGCTGAATCTGGGAGACAGTTATGCCGGGTCATGGGGTGATTCTGGGAATAGGCCAGAGAGGACGGGCAAGCCCGGGCATCAGAGAACGAAACAGACGGAGTATCTTCAGCGCTCAGGGCATCCCCAAGTTGACAAGCCGGTAACGGTATCGCCGCCCGGGTGTAAGCCTAAAGACCTCGTTGGCATCCCCTGGATGGTGGCTTTTGCCCTACGTGCTGACGGCTGGTATTTGCGCTCCGACATCATCTGGTCGAAACCCAATCCGATGCCTGAATCAGTCACCGACCGGCCAACAAAGGCGCATGAGTACATTTTCCTGATGAGTAAGAACGCGAAGTATTACTACGATGCGGATGCTATTACGGAGGCGATATTAGAAACCACCGTAAACCGCTATGCACAATCAACCCCAATGACAATTTCAGGTCAATTTAAGGGGTCCCCAAAAGACAAAAGGCATAAAGACGATGACGGTAAAAAGATATATGGGCGCGATCTACCACTTAAGCGCAACAAACGCTCGGTCTGGACCGTCGCCACTCAGCCGTTCCCCGGCGCTCACTTCGCCACCTTCCCGGAGAGGCTGATCGAGCCGTGCATCTTGGCCGGATCGAAAGAGGGTGACATCGTGCTGGACCCGTTTGGCGGTAAGGGCACGGTCGCAAAGAGATCGAAGGAACTTGGTCGGAAGTTTGTCCATATAGACCTCGGCTATGAGGAATTATCGAGAGCGGAGACGGCCCAGGAACAACTTCTATGATGACCTACCAACCAGACGACTACGCGATAGCGGGAGGCATTATTAATGACATACGATACTGAGATCGCCGAGATCGAGAAGATAATTAAGGTCAAGCAGGGTTACTTGGATCGCAATCAGGGTATGCTCGCACCATCGGACGAGAAGGAGACCAAGAAAGATATCGCCACGCTAAGGCGCCGACTGAGAGATATCAAGCAGATAATCGCGCTCCCATGAGCGCCTCCCAGGGCGGGCGGGATCTCCTAACCCCCCAACTCCCGTCCGCCCACTCAGATTTGTACGGAAACGACAACGTTCAAGGAGACCAGAGAATGAAAGTAACAAAATCCCCAATCACGCAAATCAGCCCGGACACGGGCACCATCATCGATGAGATGATGAGGACGAAGATCACCGCCGAGTATGAGACGGTAAAGGTGGGTGTAACGATCACCAGCACGACCGACGCCGAGTCTGACGGGATCTATAAGGACGTTCTGAAGGTTTTACGCGCTTTCGAGGACGGCAATCAACTGTCGATGTTCGCCCCGGACGAGGACACTATCGACACCCCTGAGACCGAAGAAGCGGCTCGGTAACTATGCCCGACAACTTAGACTTTCGCTTAGACGTTAAGTACCAGGAACACCCAAAGCTCAAGCGCCTGAAGCGCAAATATGGGGCGGAGGGGGTACTGGCACACCTGCGCCTTTTATCGTTCACGGCGATGTACAGGTCTAAGGGTTTGTTGACCGGCATGGACCACGTTGCGATAGCTGACGCGGCTAGTTGGGATGAAGACGCCGACGAGTTTGTGGCCACACTAAAGGGCGTGGGGTTACTCGATTTAGCGACCGACGGGACCTACCAGATTCACGATTGGGACGAGCATAACGGCTACGCATTTTTCGCCAGGGAGCGACGCCAAAAGGCCAAAAGGGGTGCCGCAAAAAGGTGGTCTAAGGGGGACAACGACTTAACTATATGCTCAAACAGTAAACGAGCATTGCTCGAATCCACTCCAAGCAATGCTCCTTCTCCTACTCCTGCTCCTTCTCCTACTCCTTCTCCAAAAGAAAGAAAGAAAGACCGGCGGCCTGTTGACAAAAATGTGGATAACTCGGAATCTCAAGCCGGGGCATATGTGCCAAAACCGGGGGAATCTGATGCTGTTATCCAGTTCAAGTCGTATTGTCACGATCCCGAGAACTGGCAGAAGGTGTGGGTGTTGATAAACAACCCGATGGCCTACGGGGATCTCGTTAGTGATATCAGGTATACCGGTTCTCTACTCCAGAAACATTTCATCGAGGGCGAGTGTATATCAGTTCTCCAATCTGATTCTGACCGTCAACTGGCCTCGCTCAAGCAGTACAACAGGGGCGATTGGCTTGTGTGGTTGAAGAACAGGTTGAAGTTCGCAGTCACGGATTATCGGGCTAGTAACCGACGTCCCTCGGCGCTACGGGACCCGATGACTGCAGCCGAAGAATCGGCGCACTATGACCGGCACCGACAACGTCAGGGAGGTGGTGAGGCTAGTAGCATCGGGGAGGTGATTCAAAGCACTATCAAAAACGCGAAACCAACGGAGGGTAACAGTGGGACGGAAAGCATTGACGGCGGCAGAACGTGAAGAACGACGCCGTAAGCGTAAGGAATACCTGCATCAGTATTACCAGGCCCACAAGGAGAAGGCCCTGGAATACCAGAGGAATTGGGCGAAGAACAACCGCCCCAAAAGACGTCAGCATTACAAGACTTGGGAGGAGAAGCAGCGGGCGATACTGGCCGAGGAATTACCCTCCGACATGGTTATCGCTCGCAAACCCGGGAACTATTTCACATCGCAGGATATCCAGAGTATGTCACCCGAGAAGGCGGCCGTGGCAATTACCCGCATTTTAAACGGTGAGGCATACCATGCGTAAGCCGGGGATGTCCAGATCTGTGGGGCGGTGTCTATCTTTCTTCGGGTATATAGTTGGCTGGGTTGCCGTGCTTGGGCTGTTCGCCTGGATATGCGCGTCGATCCACAGGATCGGAGGTTGATGGATGCAGGATGCACTAGTGGCCACGGAAGGCCGTAAGATCATGTTCGAGGTCCCGGGTAAGCCAGGTTTCAAAGGGAGGCCTCGTCCGTATCATCAACAGGGACACACGGGACTCAAAAACACAGACCAGACTGTCAGGACTGAAAACCTGATCCGAGCTATATTCCAGTTGAAGTTTAGGGACTTTACCCCGATCGCTGGCCCCGTGAAACTCAGTTTCAGAGCGTTCTTCCCTATCCCCCAGAAGACACCCAAGAAGAAAAGAGCGGCGATGTTGGCCGGGGATGTCCCACATACGAAGGCGCCGGACGCAAGTAACATCCTTAAGGCGATTGAGGACGCTCTAAATACTGTCGCCTATCTGGACGACCGGCAGATATCTGACTATGGGGAGAGTTGCAAAAGGTACTCCGACCGGCCGCGGCTGGAGATTGAAATCGAGGAATTGGAGGTGGTGGAATGAAGCCGAATCAAAAACGAATTGACCGCGGCCTATGGTGGGACGCTGGCCCGATGGTCGTCAAGGGCTGTACTGTCGTCTCGCCGGGCTGTGCGAACTGCTGGGCGGCTGGCATGGAGCATCGGTTCAAGACCGGCAACACTACTCGCGGCGGCAAGTGGAGCGGGCGGGTACAAACCGATATCGGTGCGCTAGAGAAAGCCGTCAGGGGCAAGCCGAAGGTGATTACGATCTGGAACGACCTGTTTCACGAGCAGGTCCCGTTTGAGTTTATCGACCTCGTCTTCGCTTGGATGGCATTGGCTTGCGATCATCAGTTCTTGATCCTTTCCAAACGTCAAGGGCGGGCTCTGGAGTGGTCTCGACTTTCAATTTCTAAGGGGTATACGCGCTTTCGCGTCCATTCTGCGGCACAAAACCTTTGTGCGCTTAGCAAGGATCATGTGAGGCTACACTTGCTGCCACCGCCGGAGGAATCGGAGTTTTTGGTTTCGAAAAAGTACTGGGAGAGCATACCCGTGGGGGCATCGGGTATGCCTTGGCCGCTCCCTAACGTCTGGCTCGGAACATCTGTCGAGACCCAGGATCAGATTGAACGAGTTTCCTACCTGCTGGACGCTGTTGCCGCAAAGCGTTTCCTCTCGATCGAGCCGATGCTTGGCCCGGTGTCGCTTGATCGCGTTGATTGCTCCGCGTGGGAGACAAAATGTATTGTCAATCCGCTGAGCGGCAAGATACTGGAGGACTCCGATTCGGAAATGGTCGGGGCGGATGCCGAGCGGGTCGACTGGGTCATCGTTGGCGCTGAGTCCGGTCCTAAGCGCCGTCCCTGCAACATCGAGTGGGTCCGTAAGGTCGTCCAGGATTGCAGGGACGCAGGTGTCCCGGTATGGGTGAAGCAGATACACGACAAGAACGGCAAGGTGGTTCACAAACTGGGAGAATTTCCAGAAGATTTGAGACTGAGGGAGTGGCCGGAATGATTAACAGGCCCAAATTAAAAGAGATGCCGATCAAGGACGCCCGGCGCATGGCAGAATACTACGGCGCCGAGGGCGTGATAGTGATCATGTTCGAGAAGGTGCCGGACAGCTCGGCCGACAGTGATGTTGAAATGGCTTACACGCACACCAGTTACGGCAAGACGCGGGGGAAGTGCGAGACTGTGAAGCGGCTGAAGCTGGCGATGCTCAGGAGCGCAGGGATAGAGGATTAACAGATAGGAGCCAACGATGGAAGTGAGAAGTCTGATCATAGACGGTGCGCAGAAGCGGTCAGGTAGCCACAACCGCTATCGAATCTATGTCAACAATCAGCCGCTGTTCCTGCAGGGTTCTACGTTTAGGTATCTAGTCCGTCTGGCGCTAGATCGGGGCGCGAGTGATCTAGGTGGTACGCCACTCGAGGAATTCAACGATAACCACCTGCTTGTCCGGCGGTACGTCTGGCTGCTTCGTCAACAGGTCCCGTTCAGTATATCGCGCCCCCTAGCTGGCGTCTACGCAATAGACGTCGACCCGGCCGTGATCAGGTTTAACTGGAAGCGGCTGGCCATGTTCGACGACTGCAGGATAAGCGGCCCTTTCCGGCAGGAAGGGGTTAGAGTGTGAGTACGCAAGACACACCCAAAGAGAAGCGATGCACCAAATGCGGCGAGGTGAAGCCGCTGGAGGAGTTCTATCAAAAGAAAAGAGCTGGTTCAATGGGGCATTTTTCCTGTTGTAAATACTGTACGAGGCAGCAGCAGCGCCAATATGAACTACTCAACAAGCCAAGCATCCGAGATAGAAAGAGGCGGTATCGCGAGCGTAATGCAAAGAGATTACAATTGGCGGCGAGACGATATTATCGGGAACATCGGACACAGATTCGAGAGAGGAGGAAGCAATATGAGGCTCTGACTAAGGACCGGCGATCCGAGAGGAATCATGCTTGGTATATAGAGAATCGGGAACGCATATGCGCCCAGCAGAAGGAATACTATAGAAGAAACCGCGAGGCGGTATGTGCCCGGCATAGATGTTATAGCGCCGAGAATGCCGAGACAGTAAGGGCCCGCAATAAAGAATACCGCCGGGCGACGATTGATATTTGGCGTGTCGACGGAAGAATAAGGGCGGCGATGGGACAAATTATTGGAGGGCGCTCTTTTGGCTTCTCCCTCCTGGAGGTCCCAATCGAAACAGTCTGCACCCTATTTTACAGCCGACTAGACAAACTATTTGCCGAGGGCCAGATCACGAAAGCGGGCGTTCGCCGTCGCGCCGCTAGGTTCATGGATTCGCCCGCCGAGGAATTAGTTAAGTTATTCAAGATAAAACTAAAAGGGAGATATAAACCCGATGACCTTTTCACCCATTTATTCACGGAGGTTTAAGATGGCAAGAAAAACAGTTGAGAGACTTGAGAGAGAGATTGATCTCCATACCGCCGAAGGCGTGGTGCTTTCGCTCAAGGACATCAACAAGCGTATTGGCGTGGGCGACAATGATCTCCGGGCCAAAACCACCGGACAGATGCTGCATTTTGCGTCTCGGCGCGGCCTGCAAAAAGTCGCAAGCGAGCGCAACGATATTGCGCGTCGGCGCCTGGAGTTGCTCACCGCGACCAAGAAGAGCGTCGGGAAGAAGTAGCCCATGCCCGACGACAAGAAGAAACGGGACAAGCCGCTGACCCCGGCCGAAATCTTGTCTGACCCCGACTGGTCGAATTTCGTTGACCTGCTGGCCGACCGAATAGTTGACCGGATCGTCGGCGGACTAACGTCCAGTATCGAGACAATTCAGTTATTTCCACGGCGCGGCTCGGGGGCGGGACCGGATTCGGACCCATCGTCCGATCAAGAAGACTACCCGCCCGAGTCGGCGCCAAAACCTAAACCCTAAAGCAATGAAAGGAGTCTCTGTATCGCGGTTGCGGTAACCGCTGTTTCACTTCAGGTGGCGCGGAAGCGCCCAAACTCTAGTCCGGAAACCTTTCTGGACGCCGTTATGGTAGCCCCGTCGGCACGGTGTCGGCGGGGCTTTCTTGGGACCCGAAAAAGACCTTCGTGTGATTTTTTTGCACTTGACAACCTGATATCTTGCGGGGGTTGAGACCCTTGTCCTCTGTGTAGAGAGCCCCGGGTTCGGTGTCCTCCCATCCCGGCCCGGGGCAATGCTAAAGGTGGAAGATGGTAGAGATCGAAAAAGACGTACCGCTCCTCCGCACGACGTTAACCATCCGGGCGGTCGAGAATAAAATCCAGCAGTTATTCGATTCGAAGGTGATCGGCGGGACCGTGCACCTGTCTATCGGGCAGGAGGTGATCGACGCCTCGATTATTGGGGCATACGACAACCCCCTGGTCTTCGGCAACCACAGGTCGCACGGCCAGTATATTGCGGCCACCGGCGACGTTCGCGGCCTGTTCGAGCAGGTCTTCTCCGGCATGTCTCAGCATCTGTACTACCCCGATAAGTTCCTGTCTCACGGGATTCAGGGCTCTCTAGTCCCTGTCGCATTCGGCGCGGCAATGGCGTTCAAGCAGAGGGGGCTTGATCGCCGTGTTATTTGTTTCATCGGTGACGGGACGCTCGGGCAGGGCGTGGTCTACGAGACGCTCAACCTGATGGGGCGGTATAACCCGCGTATGACATTGATTGTGATCGATAACAGGTACTCTATGGCGGAGACACGGCAAGGGTTGGAGGGTTGGGGCTCGCCCGTATTCCCTGAGGTCTTTGAGGTTACCCAGTATTTCGGCGACGTGAGGGGCTTCCCTGAATATACTGACTCCGATATTGCTGTCTTTGCCGCATCGCGTCTCTGCGGCCATTCCTGCAACGATACGCAAATGTACCGGCCCAAAGAGGAGCGAACGCCGGGGTGGGTAGCCCAAAACGACCCCCTGCAGGTATTTCTCGAGGACCCGATGCTTGAGGGGTTACGCCGACAGATCGAAACCGAAGTTGAGGAAATAGCCAATGACGTACAGAAACGCCATCAATAAGGCGTTGCGGGATCTCATGGCCGAGGACGGCCGTGTAATCCTGATCGGGCAGTCGATCCGGGACCCCTACGGTGGTGCCTGCAAGGTCACCCGGGGCCTAACCAAGCATTTCGACGGCCGGATATTCGACAGCCCAATATGCGAGGACGCCATGATCGGCTGGGCTATTGGCCTGTCACTGCAAGGCTACGTCCCGATTGTCGAGATCATGTTTGCCGATTTCCTGCCGCTTTGTATGAACCAGATATTCAACGTCGGCAAAGTTATACACCAGTACCACCAGCCCGTCAAGGTCGTGATCAGGACTATGATCAACGGCGACAAGATGTACGGCCCGACCCATAGCCAGAGCATGGAGTATCTGCTGGGGACACCACAGGACGTGGTGCGCGGGCCGGACGTCGCCGGGATATACCGGCGGGCGGTCGAGGACAAAGATCACCCGGTGAACATCATCGTCGAGAATAAACAGATGTACGACAAGGAGGTGGAGTAGATGCCCGACAGCAAAAGAACAATATGGCGGTGGGTGTGGCTTGTCCTTACGGTCGCGGTGGTCGCTATAATCATAGGGGTTGCCGTAAAAGGCATCTACGATCAGGAGGTCCTCAATTTCAGGGCGAGGGCGATAGACAAGGCTGTCGTTGTCAAAAAGATATTTATCGGAAGCCACCCAAAGATATTCGGATCTCGTCCAGCGACGTTTCGGTTAGTTCTGATTGGGGCCGATGGCGAGGGTAAGATCAGAATGACGGAGGATGTTCCCCGAGAGTTATTCTACGCGGCGGGGGTTGGCGATTCCATAGATTTGGCTGATTATTCTATTTTCTGGAAGGCTGACAAATGAAGCAGCTCATCATCATCGGTGCTGGCAAGGGCGCGGAGCTGGTACTCAAGTGGGTGGAGCGGTTTAACGAGTACGAATATAGAGTGTGGTCGGAGATATGGGGGCCATTCCCTCGAGGTGCAGGCTTTACTCCCGATCTAATCACGCCCGTTGGTATCTTGGATGACTGCGAGGACCGGCACGGGCAAGAGATTATGGAGGTCCCCATAATCGGGGCAACCAACTATCTCAAAAGGCAGGAGTGTCTTTGTGGTCAGGCTGATTGCCTTGCGAATACTCGCCTGCCTAAATATCACCTGATCTGCTCGTCCTCCAATGTCCCCTTCCGCAAGAAGATCGCGGCCATGTACTCGGGTAAGTACCCCTTTCTCAATTCGATACGCTCCGAGCTGGCCGACGACATCAAGATCGGTGAGGGCAATATCATATTCCCTGGCGTCTCGACCGACTGGTTTACCGAGATCGGCAGTCATAACGTCATGTCGACCGGCTGTGCAATCGCCCACCACAACAAGATCGGTGACTGCAACCTGTTCGGCCCGGGCTGCATGTTCTCGGGCTCGGTCACTATCGGCTCGGGTTGTCGGTTCGGCAGCCTGATCGTGGTAGAGCCCTGTGTGACAATCGGCGACGACTGCAACATAGCCTCGGGCAGCGTAATAGTCGGCGATGTCCCGTCCGGGACAAGCATCAAGGCTATACGCAACACCGGCCAGCCGATCTACCAGGGCGAAAGGAGGGTGCGGTGAAAAAGGTCTATGTCATTGGCGGCCTGCTCGGCCTCTGGGTCTTCGCATGGGGAGCGGCTTTCTTCGAATGGAGTGATGCCTTAGTCGGCGGGGTCCTCGTTGCGGCGTTCTTCGTGGGGCTATTCGTTGTGGCCGCCAAACTAACCGAAAGCGAGGAACCGCCGTGGTGAACGGGGATCATTTATTGGCGCAGATTGATAGCGGCTCGACTGGTGTGAATGTCCATAGGGATGCGTATGGCGTGCTGACGATCAACAACCGGGAATAAATGGAAGACCGGCAGCAGTTTAAGGCGTTCATAGTTAAGATGCATCCGGACCTGTCGGACCTTGATATCGAGGTTATGTTCTTGCGGCAGTATGGACTTACGCAAAGAGAAATCGCCGCACAGGTAGGGATCTCCCAGCGTGGGGTAGGCAAGAAGTTGCAGAAATTGCGAAAAAAGTTTAATGGGCGGTTCTAAAGCAGGCCCAAACTGTGCATATCAGTGAGGGGCAGTGGGTAAAGGTTCCCGTAAATACAGGCGACGCCGCAAACACCGGCGCCAACAACAGGTCTCGGGCAAGCGGCACACTATCCACGTCACCTCGGAGGCTGAATTGCAATGGGCGAACGACATCGATGGCACACTTATCCGGCTGCCCGGCACCGAGCCTCTTGGACAACGCAAGGCGGTCAACGCATGGACGGAAGCGGACTGGCAGAGAAACGAGCTTTTCGCGCTTAACCTAACATGGCGAGACGACAGCGCGATTACGCAGCGGACCAAACGTGGGTCAGCGTTCTGACCACGCACACGGGCCGATAGTCCGGGGCGTACGACCGGGCAGGCCCAACAAACCAGAAGATGCCATTCGCACAACCTAAGTTTATATCAGATTGCGACATAGAGAAACTCAAGCCCTATGAGCGCAACCCCCGCAAGAACGACCCAGCCATTGAGGCCGTGGTCTCTTCCATCGAATCCTTCGGCTTTATCAACCCCATAGTCGTCGACGAGGATTTCCGCATTTGTGCGGGTCATACCCGATTCAAGGCCGCTACTCAAATCGGGCTGAAAACAGTCCCGGTTATTGTCGCCCCTCAGCTGGTCGGGGATAAGTTCGCCGGTTACAATATCGCCGACAATCAGACCGCCAGCATAGCCGAATGGGACGAGAGGGAGCTTGCCGGGATCATCAAGGAACTCCAGGAGAACGACTTCGAAATTGATGCCCTCGGTTTCAACGCCGAGGAATTCAATGCGATTATGTCGACCTTGGACGAGCCGCCGGAGTACCTGAAGGATCCAGACTGGTCGCCTGAGCCTGAACCGGACAACCCGGTGACGAAGACCGGCGACCTGTGGTTGCTGGGCGACCATCGACTGCTGTGCGGTGACGCTACGAAGAAAGAGGATGTGGACGGGCTGATGGGGGGTAATATCCCAACCCTTATGGTAACTGACCCGCCTTATGGGGTCAACTACAATCCCGCTTGGAGAGATGAGGCTGCTGCCGCTGGTCACCTTACCCCGGCGCGACGTCGCATAGGCAAGGTGACCAGCGATGACGTCTCCGACTGGTCTGGTGCGTGGGGACTATTCTCTGGTGATGTTGTCTATTGCTGGCATGCTGGTCAGCATGCCAGCGTGGTCGAGGCGTCACTGTTGAATACAGGGTTCCCGATCCGTTGCCAAATAGTGTGGGCGAAGCCCGGTTTTGTTATCAGTCGAGGGCATTATAACGGACAGCACGAACCTTGCTGGTACGCTGTCCGCAAAGGCTCAACCGCACACTGGATAGGAGACCACTCACAATCCACTCTGTGGGAGATATCTAACCGCCTCTCTGAGGCTGAGGGGAAGACGAACCACGGTACACAGAAGCCGATAGAGTGTATGGCCCGTCCAGCCAGAAACCACTCCGGTGACGTCTACGACCCCTTCCTCGGCTCCGGCACCACGATGATCGCCTGTGAGCAGCTTGGCCGGAAGTGTTACGGCATGGAGATCGATCCTGTCTACTGCGACGTAGCCGTTCGCCGATGGGAAGGCATTACCGGCAAAAAGGCGGAGTTGGCGACGTGACGAAGCGACGGCAAGTCAGTACCAAGTACAACGAGTCCGACGCCGAGGCCTGGTTTAAGTGGTGGTATGAGAACGACCGGAACTACAAGGCGACGGCCAAGAACTTCAAGGTTTCACCGACGACGGTCCGTCGTCACGCTAGACGCCGGGACTGGGTACTCCGAGCTGAGAAGATAAGGGCCGACGTAGCCAACGCCCACGACCGCAAGATAGTCAAACAGGAAGTCTCAAACGTCCAGATGGCCAAAGCCTGTCTCAAGAAGGAGATCAGGCAATATCTCGACAAAGAACACAAGGCGGTTGGCGACATCAACGCCATAGTTAAGTTGATGAGGTATATCGATGAGGTTGAAGGCAATATGCCAAACGGTGGTGATTATCGCGGTGGTTCTATCCTTGATGAGTTTTCTCCCGATGAACGAGAATCCCTCCGCAAAGACATCACAGCCATCAGAGCCTATCGACAACAGTTGGCTGAGTCCAGATAATTTCCTCGACGACTCACCGCGTTTCAATATGGCATACCGCATCCGGACCACCCGGGGCGGTAAGTTGGAATTCCACAATCGCCCGTGGATGATCCCGCTATATGACGATTATGCCGACCGCATCGTGATCCAGAAGTGCTCCCAGGTAGGGATCTCCGACTGGATGATATGCGAGATGCTGTCACAGGCCCGAAACGGCAAGGCCGTCATGTACGTCCTGCCGACCGACAAGATCGTCTACGGGTTTACACCCCGGCGCCTGGACAAGCTCATACTCTCGAGGCCCTATCTCCGGCAGAACTGCCAGCGCAAGGACAAAGACTCCGACACTAAGACCCAAAAGACCCTGTTCGGCGTTGATTGCCACGTTGTCGGGTCAAACGCCGTCAACAACTTCTACGAAAAGCCGTGTGATGTGCTCCTGATCGACGAGCTCGACCGCTGCACTCAGGCCAATCTGCCATACGCCTACGACCGGCTGGGATCGGCCGAACGTGAAATCTGGCGCAAGTGCGGTAACCCGAGCGTTACCAATTTCGGGATAAACAAGGCATACGCCGAATCAGACGCCAAAGTCTGGATGGTCAAGTGCCCCCACTGCAACGAGTGGCAGGAACTCACCTGGTTTGACAATTTCGTCCGAGACGAAGGCGGTTCACAGTTCTCGCTCCGTGACGTTTCCTCTTCCTTCGTCACTTCCTCCACCGCAACCGGCACAGGGGATGCTACCCCCCTGTGCCGGAAATGTGAGCGGCCGATCGATCGGCTCGCCCCGGGCCAGTGGGTCAAGCAGAAGCAGGACGCCGTTGTCTCCGGTTACAAAATAAGCAAGCCGTGGGCAGATCCCCGCCCCGGGCCTATCGTTCTCAATCTATTCGACGAGTTTATCACCGCCCAGGCCAACCAGTTCGCCCTGCAGCGGTTTTACAACAACGTCCTCGGCGAGCCGTTTAAGGCCGAGGGCGCCCAACTCACCCTGGCCATGCTGGCCGAATGTGCGGGTGAGTACAAGATGCCCGTCACAGCCAATAACACCGTGGCTGGCGTTGATGTGGGTGCGGTTCTGCATGTCAACATATCCGAGATTCATAATGGCATAAGGCGTAAGGTCTTTATCGGTAGGGCGAACGACTACAACGACCTGCAAATCCTCTGCCATCGGTACGGCGTGATAAAGGGCGTGATCGATGCCGGGCCTGACGTTCAGGGCACGAGAGAGTGGTGCCGGCGGCATCCGCAGTGGTATCGGTGTTTCTACAACTTGTCGGACACTTCACCGGATACCCGGGTTGTCGACCACAAGCAGCGGACGATCAGGGTTAACCGGACAGCCTCACTTGATGAATCCTATGCACATTGGGCTACGGGGCAGGTTGAGATCCCGGTCGATTGGCGGACGGCTGACAATGGCGATTTCGCTGCCCATATGCAGGCACCAACCAGGATACAGGTAGAGCGGGCAGACGGTAGTCTGGCCTACGTATGGGACGAGGGGTCGAATCCCGACCACCATTTCCACGCGGACAACTATGAACGACTGGCCTCGACGCTGTACGGCGGGAGCGGCAGTCTTGTAACGGTGGTCTGAAATAGACCTAAAAGTGATTTTTTTAAACAAGGTAGGGCGGTAGGTTTAGGGTGAAGGATTAGCAAGAGGAATCACGGCGAGGAGGTCAAGCGTGAAGGTGACGGTGAAAGCAACTAGACACGATGACGAGGTTGACGTTCTGCGGGGCGTTAATTTCAAGTCCTGCTGTGAGGTGGGGCAGGGAAGCGCCTTAGAGTTCCGGTTTACTGACAATCAGAAAACTGTTAGCTCCCGTACACTGGTTGAGTACGTCGTGATGTTTCCAGGTTGGCTTGCGGATAGCCGTAGGGCCCTCAAGTCTTTGACCATCGAGGCGGAGGAGTGATGATGGGTAACAGTATATTCTATGAAGTATTTCTTTTGTCCGGGGAGGGAGTCGAGTCTTGTATTTACAAGGTTCTTTTCTATACCAGCGAAGTCCAATGGTGGAGAGAGCCGAAGCAACAAGCCAACCTCAGGGAACGATTCATCAAGTCATCACATTATGGCGAAGAATGTAGAATCGTCGATATCCAGCCCGTTAATCTTGACTATTTCGATTCGGTGGTGGGTTAGTCATGCCGCGTTACGTCAAGAAGCCGGTGGAGGGGCCGACCACGGAGTTCATTGCTGCGATGTGGTGTATTCACGATGCAGCCATAAGGTGTCCGCTTGGCGAAGTCGAAACAATAACCGACATCTTCACCGCCACGTACGACAAGGTGGAGGCCAAGCGATGACTGACGCGGAGAAGATCGAGAGGTTGGGAAGGGAGTTGGATGAGCTGGACGACTTCACTGACAGGCTCGTGCAAAAAGTAATATCCCTCGACACCCGCCTGTCCGCGCTGGAGAAGCGGGATGGCTTTGACGCTAACAAGACCACATACCCAAGTGACTACAAAGACCAGGAGCCGCCGCGATGACCTTCTCTGAGGCGCTGGAGTTGTTGAAGCAGGGGAGGAAGGTGCGTAGGCATAGTTGGCACCCCGAAGTGTATCACTTTATGAACAATAGTAAGGGCGAGTGGCTGAGTGGGCACTTGATGATTCATTTACCGCAAGGTGATTCGGGTGCTAGTTATTTCAGCGAGGATATATTCTCTGACGACTGGGAGGCGGTGTGGCCATGTGGCGAGTGAAGGCGATAGGGACAGCACTGATCTGTACGGCCCTGTGGTACGGTTTATATAAGGCCGTGCTCATGGTGGGGCAGCGGCTGGGTTGGGGCAACCTTGTAGTCGGCGCAGTTCTTGTGGGGATGTTCACTTATTATACTGTCGGTTGCTACGACCGCTTCCGCCCCGACAAGGAGGAGAAATGATCGGCTGGCTGTTCTTCATCCTCTGGCTGGCATACCTCGGACACGCCTGGTATCGGTGGGTAAGGCGTGACGACCCGTTGAGACAGAGGCTCCCCGATGGTTCAACGAGGCTCGATCGCGCAAAAAGGAATAACAGCTTGATGTATCGAGAATACTACGACATGACCCAGCCAGCGCAGGAGTTGGAAGCGTTCAGGGCCGACCTCGAAGCTGAACTCCAGAAACATTGCCCGGACATTAAAGTCGAGATAGCGCAGATAGGTGACGCTGGGACGTTGGACATCTCTAACCTTGCCGCCCAACCCAACATCCCAACTTTCCGATCTCGCCTCTCCGACCGATTCCGCGAAATGGGATGGGACCAATGAGTAAGCCCCTCGTCGTCTTCATCTCGATCCACGATTGGGCTAACTCCACCTACGAAGCGGTGCAGGCTATCAACCATGTCGGAGAGATTGATGCCCGGCATATCGTGCTCTGGGAGCACCCGTGGCAATATCCCCACGACCTGTGCATCCCCGTTGCCGGGTCGTCAATGCCAGCACGTAAGCACCCCAGGTTCTTCGAGGCGATGGACCTGCTTAACCGGGCCGACCTGGTACATCTGTGGAATTGTGAGTGGCGGGACTTTTCGAACGGTGCCCTGCATGGCAACATCCTGGCAGAGCCGTTCCCCGTCCCGGTCGAGAAAGTAAAATCCTGCTCATATACCGGGAGCCAGTACCGTAAGTTTCACTCACAAATAAACCCCCGCCTGAGAGGGCAGGGGTTAAAGCTGGCAGTGCAAGATCCCTGTTTCCATTGGCCCGATGAAATAGACGAGACTTTCATCCCGCATGCCGTGAACACCGATGAGCTGACACCTTTGCCGATCGGCTTGCGGGATCCAGAAACTATTGGCTGCTACAACCCCGGCCGACCCAACTACGACGCCGAAATAAGGCTGCTGCGCAACGCCCTCGATAAGGAGTACATTCAGTGGAAGCTGGTTATGGACCGGCTGCCGATATCACACCGGGACCACCTGAAGCAGGTAGCCAGGTGTCGATTCTTCTTCCAGTCGGTCTGGCGGGAGACCGGGACTTTCGGCAGATCGGCCCTTGAGGCCTGCTCGATGGGTGTCCCGACGTTCTCGATGATCTCCGACGAGGCCAGACAGCGGGGCGAGGTAGGTGGCTTTGACGACCCGGCGATTATCCACGTTACCGAACAGACGCTCGAGGACGTGATAGCCGAAACGATCAAGGCCAACTACGACGAGTTAAGTCACAGATCCAGGCAGTGGGTAATTGACCACTACAGCTATCCGGTAGTGGGGCGGATGTACACCGAGTTCTTTAGGGGGGTGGAGTGATGGAATGGTTGCTTGGCTTATTTATCGCCGCATTTTGTGTCGTTGGCTATTACGTGGTCGATGTTCTTGACGACATCGCCACTATCCTGCGCGACAAGATGGAGGTCACGAAAGTCTGTGACTGCGGGGGAGTAAAATGCCCCGAATGTGGCAGTTTCGATGTGACCCCCCATGTCAACACATTCACTTGTCAATGTGGGCATGATTTTGCGGTCGTTGTGTCCAAGGACTGTCAATGCGACCACACTTTTCACGCCAAGTCGGTTGACGACTGCGATGAGCATGGCAACGAATTGTGTTCCTGTGACGAACCCGATGAGCAGTTTTCAAGAGAGGTAGACTGCCACCCCGACGGCTCTGAGCGATGGGGGCATTATTATTGCGGTAAGTGTGGCAAGACAGTCCCGCCGGTAGATGACGGCGACTGCGACGAGCATGGGGTGCAGGGTGACGTTGTACTCAAAAAGAGTACAAGCGTACTCAAAAAGAGTACAACCCCCGATTACGTCCCCCCGGAGACGGAGTAGACGATGACCCGCGTCACCCCATACATAGCGATCTGCTTGGTCGTCTTCGTCTGCGCTCTGTTCATACAGGACAACGCCCTCGGTCGGCTCGGCACTTGGGATGGTCTCTGGTGGGCGGCCGTGAAGGCGCTCATTGTCGTGGCGGTGTTCATATCCCTGACAATCGGTGAAAAGATTATCTCCGGCGTATCCCGGCTACTGCGGCAGTGGATATGGGGAGAGTAACCATTTGATGGCGGAAACGACATTATGATTGGCTGACATAGAAAAGATTAAGGCAGCGCTACGGCCGTTCTTTCCCCTGGCCCCTGGCGCCGCGGTGAAGTCGAACCCTATCGGCCCACTCACAGTGGGGTTGCCTTTCGGGGGGTTGACGCAGCCGCACCCGTTCGATTTCCATTCCCACTTAAAGGTATATCTGGTTAACGTCCACGCCTTTGCCGCTCAAAGGGCAATCGCCCGCGACGTGGCCGCCGTTCCCCTGCTTGTTCAAGAACGCAAAACCGTTGATGGCAAATTGACGTGGGAGACCATCGAGGACGGCTCGACGACCAGGGAGCGGGATCTGTGGGACATCGTCAATCACCCCAACAATACCGAGACGTCCGGCCAGCTCATCGAGCGCATGGTTCTATCCCTGCTCGGGACGGGCAACGGGTACTGGATATTTGACGACGATGACAAAGAGTTCCACCACGTCAACCCGTGTTGGGTGCACGTCAAGTGCGACGCCAACGGAAACCTCGAAGAGTACAAGATAGAGAATAAGGGTAAGAAGTTCAACGCCGACATCGATTCGCTTATCCACTGGAAACTGGCGAATGCGGACGGCGAGTTCTACGGTGTCCCCCCTTCGACGGTCATTAAAAAGACGATAATGACCAAGCTCGCCCTCAATCAATATCTCCAGAACTTCTTCTATAAGAACGCCCTGCCGGGGATGTCGTTTACTACCGATCAGGACATTACCCCGGAGCAAAGGGATGAGACCCGCAAGGAAATCAATAGACTTTACTCCGGCCCCGAGAATTCACACGGCGCCATAGTCCTCTCGAACGGTCAGAAGCTCGATCGTCTGTCTCACAACATGAAGGACTTGATCCCCGGCGAGATAGAGACGCTGGTCAAGCGGGAAGTCCTGGCGGCCTATGGTGTGCCACCGGCCAAGTTGGGCGACCTTGATGGTGCTAGTTACGCCAACGCCAACATCCAGGAGAAATTCTACTACGAGGGGACCATCTGTCCGATAGGCCGCATGTTCGCCGACGTATTCAACATGCAGTTCGTCATCCCGCAGTACGGTAAGCAATTACGGGTGAAGTGGGCCGAGGATACCATTCAGGCGTTGCAGCCCGACGAGAACGAAAAGGGTAAGCGCTTGGTTGGGTACGTTAACGGGGGGATCATGACGCCCAACGAAGCTCGGGGAAAGATTGGATTGGGGGCTATCGATGGTGGCGATGAGCTTAGGCGGACATCATCGATCGAGAGCCTCCTCGGACAGAGCGGAGATGATAAGGGCGCGGAAACGCCATCGCCTCGCCGTATTATCCGGGTCGTCCAAGGCAAGTCTGAGGACGACCCCCGCTCACAAATTAGAGAACTTCATAAGGTCAAGATCACGACACTTGAGCGCAAGTTCGTGGTCATCCTGAATGCTTTCTTTGATGGTCAACTCGACCGCGTACTGACGGCCCTCGACAAGATGGCGGTACACGGCAGGATCAACCCAGCCCTGCTGTATGCAGTCTCTACGAAGGACGATGCGGAAGATGATGCGGGTAAGTTGATTAACATTGAGGCCGAGAACGCCGCCTTGACGGCCTCAACCGGCACCTTTGTCCGCGAGGCAGTCCACAAGGCGGGAGAAGATGCGATAGCCGAGATAGGGGCGGATCTGGCGTTTAACGTCGACAACCCCGAGGTCGCTGCCATGATCGAGACCTTCCACAACCGAATGCACAACGTAAACGATTCGGTCTACGGGGATATCAAGAAGATCCTACGGCGGGGCTACGATGAGGGGCAGGGGATATCTGAAATAGAGAAAGCTATCAGGGACAAGTACCAAGAGTTCCCCAAGTTCCGATCGACGCGGATCGCCACGACCGAAATGAACGGCATGGTTAACGGTGGCGCCGATGAGGCCTATCGGATGGGGGGTGTGACGAAAAAGATGTGGATATCGGCCTTCCTGGACACTTCAAGGCCAGAGCATACGGCCGCCGACGGCCAGATAGTGCCGATCACCAGCCGATTCCAAGTCGGGGGCGAACTGCTCAAGTACCCGGGCGACCCCGGGGGGTCGGCCTACAACGTAGTCAACTGCTACTGCAAAGAGATTCCGGTAGTCGACTGATACTGAGATCAACAACTGAGTCAATAAACACACAACCTTTGATGGCGAGGTAGGTTATGGAATTTGGATAGACGAGATAAACCGAAGGACCTGAAATGGCGTCCCGGTTTGGAGTTTAAGTCCTCCGAGCCGAAATCAAAGAATGCCATTATGGTCATCTCGGGGTACGCATCGACCAACGACGTGGATGCCTATAACGAGATTGTCGAACCTACCGCCTTCGCTGAGACGATGGCGGATTTTATGAAATTCCCGATGCTTCTATTCGGGCACGATTGGTATTCGAAACCAATCGGCAAAATCACCAAATGGGAACTTGACGAGCGCGGCCTGTGGATCGAGGCGGAGATCGCCGACACCGCAGAAGGCAACGACGTCAAGAAGCTGATCGAGTTTGGCATACTGAAGGCCTTCTCAATCGGTTTCTCTACCCTCGAACGTTCTGAACCGGACGACGACGGTGGGGCCGCGGTGATCCGCAAGCTCAGACTGTATGAGATTTCGGTCGTGAACATCCCGGCCAACGAGACCGCCTTGCTCGATAGCATCGAGCACTCCGGCCTCGCCCTGAAGTCTCTCAGCCTTGACGAGCTTACCAATCCTGTAGAACACAAGCCCTCGGATGGCGGGGATAATCATTCAACAAGAAGGGAGTCCAATCATATGGGCGCTATCGACCAAGACGCTCTTGAGAAGATCAAGAACGCAGAGAAGATGGTCGGCGAGCATAAGACTGCCCTGGAGACCGTGTCCGGGGAACTTGCCAAACAAAAGGAACTTGCCGAGGAAAACGCTCGCCTCGTCAAGACCCTCCAGTCAAAGCTGGACGAGTATAAAACCAACATCTGGACACCGGCAGAGCAGAAGACCTTCGCCGAGAAGATCGGCGTTGATCTGGCCGAAGTCCAGAAGTCCCTGCAGAAAGTGCAGGCCGGTCGGAACATCCAGAAGGCGCAAATGCCCTTTACCGAGTTCCTGGTGAAGCAGCACGGCCGGATGGTGCCGAAGCATGACGACGGCCGTTCGTTTGAGCCGCTCGAAGCCAAGGCCTACCTGCTCCTGCAGGCGCCGGTGAAGTACGACGATTCCGAGCAGGCCCGCAACCTGAAGCTGTTGCGTGACCTGGCCGACACCGTCGTCATTGTGAACGCCTACATGAGGGGCCTGCAGCGCCAGGGTACGCTCACGTCGCCCTACCGCGGGCCGCAGTCTCTGAAGTCATACAAGATGTTCCGCGACATGCTGGACATCGTTGACCCCGAGTTCGCCAAGGCGATGTATTCCACGGCCACCGGGTACGGCGACGAGTGGGTGCCTACTCTCATGGGCGCCAACCTGTACGACTACTACAGGCTGAACACCGTCGTGGAAAACTACATCGAGCACTTCAATATGCCGTCGAACCCGTACGACTGGCCGATCAAGAGTGGCGTCCTGTCGTCCTACCTGGCCAGCGAGGCCGCCGTGGATAACCCGGACGAACTGACCAAAACCCGGCTGGCCACCAGCAAGGTCACGTTCACGACCGGCACCCATGCGGTTGCTGTCCCCGTGTCCCCTGAGCTGATTGAGGATTCGGTCATCAACATTGCCCAGGAGATCGGCATCGAGATGATGAAGGCTATGGCGACAGGCTTCGAGTCGGCCATCCTGAACGGTGACGACACGTCGACCCACCGTGACACTGGCGCCAGCTATACCAACAACGTCAGCGTGGAGACCCACGAGGATGGTTTGCGGTATCTAGCCGTCGATCGTTCGGCCACCTTCAACATTCAGTCCACCACGGCGACCTATGGTGACGCCTCCTCGACGTTCACTGCCAAGGACGTACGGTATCTGCGACTAAAGAAAATGGGGGCTTACGGTGTCAACCCGCGTGAACTCGTTTACGTCACATCGCAGGACCCCTATATGCAGATGCTGTCCTGGGACGAGAACACTATGGGCGGGCGCTACATGGCTAATTCGACCTATCGTGAGGGCGAAATGACCATGTTTGACGGGTCGCCGGTCCTCGTGAGTGCTCAGTTCGCCGAGACCCTGAACTCCTCCGGTGTCAACAATGGCTCCAGTTCGACGAAGGGTTTAGTTTGCTTCAATAAGACCGCGTTTAAGATCGGCGAACGGCGCGGCTACACCGTTGGATACGAGTTCAATCAGCGCACACAGCAGATGACCTTCGTGGCCACCGCCCGGAAGTCCTTCAAGTGCATGGCCCCGTCGACCCAGGACCCCGTAGCCTACGGCATCAACATCGCGTAAGAAAGGAGACTATTATATATGGCTGGAATGACCAAAGCCAAAGACGCCCTGTGCCTGAAGACGGCTAAGGCAACTGGGACTACCACCTCCGGGAACATCACCATTTCTGGTATTGCCACGGAGGATCAACTGGTGCAGGTGCTGTGGATCTCCGATGGGACCGCGGCCTCTGACGACAAGACCGACGTTACGTCGATCAGCGCCGCAGACACTATCGTCTGCACGGAGACCACGACTGCGGGGGCCGTTATCGTCATGTACGCCGACGCCTCGCAGTAACCGCTTCGATATCTCCATTAACCCAAGGCGGGGGTTTCGTGCCCCCGCCTATTTGAAAGCAAAGGATGGCACACGGATGGCCGCAAATAATTACAAGTTTCTACACATTGACGTTGACAGACAGGATCATGTACTCAGGGAGATGAAGCAAACCCCGGACGGACCGATGCTCGGACCGGACAAACCCCTGATCTGCGGTGGATACTACAACTGGCACAGGGTTTTCGATGGGGACTTCAAGCTGTATGACGAAGTCAAGGGAAAGATAGCGGACTATGATATCGTATTTGCCGGGCTGACCACCTGGGACCTCAAGGCTGGACTGGCCACGAAAATCCGCCAGGAGATCGAGGGTACAAAGACCTCCCTTATCGTTCACACGGATTATGCCGTGGAATCGTGGGCTGGTGCCTATACCCCGCAACTATTGCGGTCGGAACTGCTTCAGGCTGACTACATCTTTGCGGCTGACGAGTCGTCTGTCTCATACCTCAGAGCACTTGTGGACGATCAGGTGCCGATCAACTTCCTGCAACACCCTACGGATGTCGAAAAGTACAAGAAGTTCACCATCGCACCGGCGGCCCGAGACAACGACATCGTGGCGCTGCTGCACATGTATGACCGCAACTGGTTGCCCGTCCACCTGATCGGGGAGCACCTGCCGTGGCCTATTTATCTGGTAGCCCCCAACAATGTACTCAGGGATCTCGCATCACAGATACGGCCGTATTTCCCGAGGCTGATGCCGGGCGGGGATGACTTCAACCGATACATCTCTTTCGTGGCTAGGCGCAAGGTGGCCCTCGATACGTACCACCACGTCCATTCATACGGTCGGTTCGCAGTCGACAACGCCTGTATTAAACTGCCGACCGTGGGGACGGACATCGTCTGGTCTCAGAAGTTCTTGTGGCCCGACCTGACAACGCAGACCGGGGACGTCTTCGCACAACGAGAACTGATCAAACGGCTGTTCGCCGATCAAGAATTCTACGATCACTGTACGGCTTACGCACTCGACAAGGTGCAGACGCTGTCGTACGAAAACCGCAAAACCGCACTACTGGAGCTTATCAATGCCGAAAATAAAGTTCACGCATAGTCAGGACACCCCGGACAACAAGACCATTAAGGGCTGGAAAAGCGGCGAAGTCCGCGAGGTCAGCGACAATACTGCCGCCAATCTGACGAGCTGGTGGCCTACCAGCTTCTCGATTGTCGAGGACAAGAGAGAAGAAAAGGCCGTCAAGGCACCGGTTGAAGACAAGTCCGTCAAACAGCCCGAAGCAAACAAGGGTTTTCTCGGGAGAAAGAAGTAAGGCATGGCCTCACTGGCTAACAACGCCCTGATCACCGTCAAGGAATATCTCGAATTCCTGGGACACGACACCGACGACGAATCGGCCTCAACAAGCGATACGAGGCATATTCACATCATCAACGGGGTGTCCAACTTCCTCGAGAAGTACCTCGGGCGGAAGATATGCCCAGCAACGGCTGATAACGAGGAAGTCAAGCACGGCGATGGTGAGAAGTATCTATATGTAAACTACCGACCGCTTACGACCTTGTCGGCTATCTACAACTGGAGCGGCACCGAGTGGACGGAATGGACTACTGCGGACTATTCGTACACGTCCGACGCCACAACCGGGCGTGTGTGGTTCACCGATGGGACGGTCTTTACCTCCGGTTCGGACAACTTCAAAATCAAATACACCTATGGATGGAACAGGGCCGACGTCCCCGATGAACTCAAGCTGGCCTGCTGCCTGCTCGTAAAGCAGCAACTAGACAGGCTCGATGCGGCTGGAGACGTGGCATCTCAGAATTTCGGGGATGTTACGGTATCCTACCGTCCGCACATGATGAGCGACCTGATAAAGCAACTCCTGCTGCCCTATAAGCGAGTGGCCTTTGTCTAAGATCACGCTGACGTTTAACGGCGCCCAGGCGGTGTCCCGAAAGCTCGGCAACATAGACCGCGCCCTGCCTGACGATATCGCCCGTGGCTTGAACAGTATGGGGGCAACGTTACTCAAGTCGATGACCCGCAAGGTGAGTGGCCCGGGTTTCACGAGAAACCCTCAGCGGTCAAGCCCATACCCTGGCGTCTACAAGGGAAACCTGTTTCGGTCTCTCTTTTCAAAGGTAAACAAACCGCGCCTCCAACTGAGGGTGGGACCGAATGTGGAGTATGCCTATCACTTGGAGTTCAAAAAGGGTAAGGGGCGGTATCCGTTCGTTGGCCCGACGCTGGACGACACCGGCGATAAGGCGATGGACGACTTCATGGACCAGATCAGAAAGGCTCTGAGATAACATGTCAGTCCGCAACGACATCCTGAAGGAACTTATATCGGGGTTCAACGTCATTCGCACGTCATCCAGTTACGCCGTCACCCTCAATGACGACGTGGTAGGCTACGACGAGAACGTCCTGACGAAGGGCAAATATAAGACCCCCTGCATTATGATCCGGGATACCGGAAACGAGCAGCGCCTGATTGACGACGGCACGAACACCCGGTTCGCCTTTGATGTCGACATTATCGGCTTTGTGCGAACCCAGTCGTGGGCAAAGGTGCAGGAGAATACCAACGCCATAGTGGCCGCGGTGAAACAGTACATCAACAGTGGCCCAGACCTCGGCGATTACGTGTTGGCACTACAATACGTTGAGGGGTTGGGCGTCGACTACGACCAGCAAGGCGGCTTGGGCTCGGTAGGTATCCGAGCGCGGGTGATCTACTGGTGCACGAACGGAACTTATTAAATGGCTGAAATCTACGGTACGACATGGCTGGAAACTGCGCGGGACAAGATCAAGGCCCTGCTCGACATGCTTAAGACCGCGATGGCGTCCGGTTATAGCCCAACGTTCTCCTACGTCTACGAAAGGCATAACACCGCCAAACTACAACTGAACGCCGTCAGCGTGGGTTTACAGGATGCGGTCGAAGGTGAAAAGGCAGCGTCCAATAACGTGCTCGAAAAGTTTATAGTGCCGTTCACGTTGCGCGTCCACACCGCATACTCCGGCGGCGTTCAGGACGATCAGAAAAACGCCCGGCTACTCAATTCAATCGTCAACAAGCTACTGGCCAACTATAACCTCGGCGACGGGTATCGCATTGAGGACGTAACAGATATTTCGGCATCTGAAGAATTCGCCGACTCCCATACTCTCGGCGGTCAAATGACCGTCTATGTCCGCAAAGAAGTTAACTATACTCAGGAGTGATAAAGGCATATGGCTATAATAAAGGGGACTGGCAACATCCACTGTTACCGGTCTAACATATTGGCGGCTATTCTCAAGATCGACATCGGGCAAGCCAGAAAACTGAAGGCTGGTGGCGAGGTGTCGGTCGATGACGATGCCGCCCGCAGACTGGCCAACGATGACCTAGCTATCATCGTACCGGACAAACCCAGGAAAGTAACGGGCAGGGATGGCAAGCCCGAGAAGTCTATAAACGAAAGCGAGGATTCGCATGAGTAACACCGCCGTCCCGCAGTCACCCAAGCAGAAACGATATGGCTTCGCCGTCCAGGGCGGATTCACCACGGCCGCTGCCGACGCCTCTGCCTGTTATGAAGTGGCTTGCGAAGACACTGAAATCATCTCGGACGTTCTCCAAGTCGAGATCGCGGGGTCGCACGGCAGCCGCATCCCCAAAGAGGGGAACTTCGAATACCACTCGAGGGGCAGTATGCCCACTCTGAATATATCCGGCCCGGCCAAGCAGGACGAACTCGATCACTTCCTTTATGCCGCCGTCCAGGGGGTCTCTGAAGGCGGGACAACCCCGTATGCCAAGACTTTCACCTGGCCGTCCACCCAGCCCGACTTCCAGTCAAACGCCGGGTACTGGCTGACCTGGTTCGAACGTGATCCTGCCGCATCCAAGACAACGAAAATCCACTCGGCAATCTCGCAATCGATGACTCTGTCTATCGAGCGGGGTAAGCCGCTGTGGGTCAATCAGGACTGGATAGCTAAGGCTCTGCCGAGCTATGTAGCTAACCCGAGCGGCACCTGGACAATCTCGGACTATGACGTCTGGGAGTTCGAGGATATCGACCGATGCACCCTGAACTTTGGCTCCGGCGCCGTGTCCTTCCACGTCGAGTCGTTCCAGTTTACTTTGTCGTATGACGTCACGCCGATTGGTCCCGATGGGTCAGGTGGCTATACCGTCTACGGCTTGAAATACAATCCCCCGGAATGGAAGCTGACCGTCGTCAAAGATGCTGACTTTCACACCGCCTTAACGAACTGGTCGACCAACGTCCCGGTTGACGGCCGTATCGGTTGGGGTAATGCTACCGCCGGTTCGGTCGATGCTGACCTCGACATTGTCTGGCACGGCAAGATCAACGACACCGTCAAAGCCCACGACGACATTATGAAGGGCGAGTTCTCTGGTTACTGCCTGGAAGCCCCGGGCGGGACCACGGCGCCGTTCACGATCGTGATGGCTAACGATACCGACAGAACCTGGTAACCCCCAAACAAAGGATGGCCGTAGATGGCTCTCAGACTTATCGAACCGGGGGCGGTAACGCCCCTGGTTATTGATGGTACTACTTTCACCATCAGACAGTTGACGAATGGGCAGAAGGTCGCCCTCAGTAAGAAGATGCAGGGACTACAGGATAGCGAGCAGGGCTATGACGACCTGCTTAGACTGATCGCCCCGCATATCGCGTCCATAGACCTGGGCGGCCCCGACCGCGTAGTCGGTGACGATGCGATAGCGGATATCCTTATCCGCATGGCGTCGGCAAAGGGACAGGGCGAAGTGATTGCCGCCGTCATGGGCGAGTCGTCACTCACCGAGGACGAAGAAAAAAACTCCGAGTCCTCGTCGGATACGCCGAAAGCCGGTCCGGCGAGGGAGTCGGAGACTGCCGCCAGTGCAAGCGGGGAAAGTGCTTCAACCTCGGGCCAGTAACCTGCAAATGGCCCGAGCGTCCGCGCCTTACCCTCGAACGAGACCAATGGGCGACCATCATCGATACCGAACGCGAGATCCTGAATGTCCCCGACTATCCCGAATTCCTCTGCTTCGAACGGCATGGGATATGTCCGATAGGCGTAATCACCCCGCTATCGATGGAACTGTGGAGGCTGTACTGCGCTTGCGACGGCACCAGGCGGGTGACGAAACCGAGCGAGTATTACGATCTCCCGGCGTTGTATGTCGAGGCTGCATCTGTCATAGACTCCGAGATGGCGAGAATCAAAGGAAAGACCACTAATGGCAACTCGTAACGAGCGGGTCCAGATCGTTGTCGATGCCAAGAACCAGGCAAAGGGCGTCCTTTCGAGCGTCAAAAACCAGGTCCTGGCCATCGGTGCGGCCTATCTCGGGTGGAAGGCGGTAACGGGTATCATCGGCAGTATTGTTGAGAAGGGCATGGAGTCCGAACAGGCCTGGAA